ATTTTGATTAACAGTCAAACGCTCTACCGACTGAGCTATAGGAGAATAATTTTGGTGCCGACTATCGGATTCGAACTGATGACCTATCGCTTACAAGGCGATTGCACTACCACTGTGCTAAGTCGGCGTATTGTTATTTAAGTGTATTGTATCATAGGAAAACTTTTATGTCAACCTATGATAGCAATATTCTACTGTGTTTGGGAACACCTGCTAACAAGTATTCCATTTGGTCTGCGAGAATTGTTCTATGTTGTAATATCATATTCTCGTAATGATTAGGTACATAAGGTGTGTACAATAATTCCATACGTGACTCTTTCAATGTCTTATGACCTTTACGACTGTTACAATCTTTGCAAGCGGTAACAACGTTCATCCAGGTGTTGTCTCCACCCTTACTTTTTGGATGAATATGGTCACGACTTAACATATGATAGTTAGGGAATTGTTCTCCGCAGTAAGCACATACGTGCCTATCACGACCAAACAATGTTTTGTTGGTTAGTGCTACGCAAGAATGTTTGTATGGATTGAATCCGTGACCTTTAATAGCGATAATGCTATTAGTTTCTAAGTAACTTAATGTACCGTCTTTCTGTGTACCGCCTCGATATTTAGCCACAATTTCACCCATTGACCATGCAATGGCATCTTTTGCTTTATATGTAATTGCGTCATCATTTGAGATCCACTGCCGGGGAACTCCTGAGATATCTAGTGCTAGAACAGCCATTGTGTACTCCTTTTCTGCTATTGTCACTAATTGTATTTAATACTATGTTGGCGGGTCCTGCAGGAATCGAACCCACATCTCCAAGTTCGAAGCATGGCATTCTATCCATTGAACTAAGGACCCTTAATTGATTATACACTAATTGTGTATTTTTGTCAATACAAAAGAAAACGGTGAACCAGTCACCGTTTAGTATTGTAGATGTATAATACATTTATACATTATCACTTATGAGATAGTCAGTAATTATTACGTTATACAACTCTGCCTCTCCAGCAACAAATTGTACCCATTCATCTGCGGCGTCTTGATCTAACCAAACTCGCTTAATGTGATAGTCGTCAACAAGTACAAAGAAACCATCAGTTTTTCCAGCTACTTCCATTTGTCCTGCTTTGGTGTTTAGCGCATTTGAAAACTCTACCGCAACCGTTTCTACAGTATCTTGATAGGTAAGTGTTGTTTGTTTCGTGTAAGTAGTCATTTTTATCTCCTATAAGTATTTATCATACTAAATAGATTTATGCTTAATTTTGAATACATTGATTTTTTACCAATCCTACCCGAAGAACTGATTAAAGAAATATATGACTCAATTAATGCCCCAAACTATTGGTTAAACAAAGAAACAGACGCTTATTCAGTTTTTTCGGGAACAGAAAAAATCTACAATTTTATACATTCACATTTGGATATAAAATATAGGGCATCGATTCAAGTGATTAAAAACACAATACTCATACACACAGACATAGGTAGATCCATCGTTTTTAACTATATAATTGATACCGGTGGTGATAATATACATACTATCTTTTATTCAAAAAACAATGATGATTATACCGTAATTGAATCACACTGCATAGAACCATTTAAATGGCATAGATTAAACGTGGCTACTCCTCATAGTGTCAGCACAATATTACCAAATAATAAACGAATAAGTTTAAGTGTTTTCCTACGTGATGCTAATAACCCCTTTGTATAAATATGGTGCCAACGAATGGGATCGAACCATTGACGCACAGATTTTCAGTCTGTCGCTCTACCATCTGAGCTACATCGGCTTATAGGTGGGAGCCTAGCTATCCTGTTGTTGTCAAGCCTCACTAGATTGTCTCGTATAGGCAAGTTTATACACCTGCTAATCATACTATAGTGTCATCACAGTTAACCCCACTGTGACTAGATTAGCAGGGACTCGAACCTATCGTCTATCCCAAAAAGTAGATAAATACATTATGTATTACGACTCAATTTTAATTAGAAAATTAACATCCCTAGAAATATCCGATCTAAAAGAAGAATTAGCAAATAATGATTCATTGTGGATTGACCATGTATTTGATTTGAAGTATACTGCGTTAAAAGACGGAAAATCAATACATCTACAATGGTGTGACAATGAATTAGTTGTTACACGTGAAAAATGGGAATCTTTTTCAAAAACTAAAAATATTTTAAAAAGTATTACAGGTAGTAATACAATAGGACGTGTATATTGGCACCGGCTATTACCCGGGGAAAAAATAAATGCACACAATGATGCAAACTTACCATTTGTACTATCAAATAAATTAGTACATCGATATCAGATTTACTTAGATATAGACACTAACGTTGAAATTTTCTTTGATAATAGGATTATTGATGTAAATCAAATTTCTAATTCTATTATAGACTTCCCTTTAAAAAGTATGCACTACTATAAAAACAATTCAAACTCAATAGTATATTTACTAGTGTTTGATGATGTTGGCACCCCCTGATGGATTCGAACCACCGAATGTCGGAATCAAAATCCGATGCCTTAGACCAACTTGGCGAAGGGGGTATTTTATCTTTAATAAAGAGACTCCTTGTACACATTACATAAATGTGTCCATGCTTCAATTTCTTGTTTATGTTTTTCTACTGACTGATTCCAACTCATATGAGTCTCCTTAATTAATCTGGTAGCTTCACTGTGACTCGAACACAGGACCCCCGCCTTATCAAGACGGTGCTCTAACCAACTGAGCTATGAAGCTGAAAATGGTGGATGTAAGTAGATTTGAACTACTGACCTACTCCGTATGAAGGAGTTGCACTACCGCTGTGCTATACATCCATGGGGTGCTTGATGGGATTCGAACCCACGTATATCGGAATCACAATCCGAGGTCTTAACCGCTTGACGACAAGCACCATGGTAGAAACGGTGAGATTTGAACTCACGGAGCCATTTCTGACTCGACAGTTTTCAAGACTGTAGCAATAAACCGGGCTCTGCCACGTTTCCGTTTAAGTTTTTGTATCAACATTTTGACCCTTATCATTGTAAGTGTCAAGTGTACCTTGATATGTGTATGTCACACATTCATAATAGGTCTTGAGTGATTTTGGATCTAGTATTTGTGAATACTGACGGACTACGATTTCGTCACGCACATAGTCTGTTATTCGTTGTATAGATTGAATTTCCATCAAGTATTTATTGATACCATATAGGAACACACTCTTAAACAGTCCTTCAACGCTAGTCGCTATCTCCCTTACTAGAGGGCGGATCTGTGAATGTGTTCTTATATGGTAGAAGCACAGGGACTTGAACCCTGAACCTACCGGTTAAAAGCCGGTTGCTCTAGCCAGTTGAGCTATACTTCCATAAGTCGTATGTTTGATTTTACGTGCCAATCATAGACCTACGGAAGTCTATGACGACACTATCGCTTCATTGAACGTTTCATATCGTTTCCTTAAAAATGTATTGTATCAGACAATTTAATTATTGTCAAATCTTGGTGCGACCGGAGAGATTCGAACTCCCGACTCCCAAGTTCGTAGCCTGGTACTCTATCCAACTGAGTTACGGTCGCATTCTAAAACACACTAACTTATATGTTTTAGAATGCCCAGTATTACTACTGGACATGGTAGGATCAATACCCTACCCAGTGATTTTAATTTCTATGTTATCGCCATAGATTTCATCCTACTGTCCGCCCATTCTATACATTTTGCGCTGTATTACGGCTCTCGTTGCCTATTCACGCTGTCATCAATCAGTGTAAGTTAGTCTATTGACTTTCTTAACAGCCTCTTGATGAACTCTAGCACGTTCAAGTTTATTTTCTATCAACTGTGCTACTTGCTCCTTAGTCAAAACGTGAGTGCTAAACCAATCACGTTTTGTTTCAGAAGTTGTGTATTCTATATGCTTATCCATTTATTGTCAAATTTTCTTTCCATCAAGTAAAAACCCCTGAGACTTTTTAGTTTCCCAGGGGTTAGATAAATTTAGTTATGATGTTAACTTGTTACCTAGTCCCCGGGCCTCGTTCTTGGTTATCATTTGAGCCGCGAATACTTGTTGGATATGCTGGTACAAAGGATACACTGGCTAACGTTAGCCACTTCCCGGTGTGTTTCAGCGATTTACAAGTTTTATTCATCATAGTCTTTTATTTAGTCCTGGTTATAAATTAGTGCAAATTACTTATGTTTTTTGCACCTTTTCTTAATTTATGCTGAAGTATAGCAGAGTGTTGAATTGTTGTCAACCTTTAGTATGCCCAAAATTTCATCGTATGCCCTATTGAAGCTAATACTTACAATAATTCTATTGAGAGATTCTGGCATAATAACTGCATGAATTTTGCTAGTATCAATCAAATATATTTCATCATCTTGAGCAACAAATGAATTTGTTTTTCTTAAACGATGTTGCTTAATATCATACCTGTTATGTTGGTCAGTGTTACTAAAGCTGTAACCGTCGCTAGCCGGATCACTAAAATACACGGTTTTGGCATTACTTGCCCTTAGATAAAAATTTATTTTACACTTACAATCATGGTCTTTATGCGGAAGTGCTCCTTTATAAATTTTACATAATACTACTTCAGCTTCGTTTTGTAATATAGTAGGTAAAAGTTTTTTTACATCAGATATCAGTGATTCGGGAGCAGTATAATAAAAAAGTCCAGTTCCGTCTTGAATCGGTGAGTACGATTTAATAGGCTGTTCGGTTTTTATGATATCTTCTATCTCATTAATATTGAATATATTAGTTAAATTATTTAATTTAGTGTATTCCATTAAAGATCCTTTATTAAATTATCCCATAGTTCTCTTTTACTTTGATGATATTTAAGTAACAATCTAAGTTCTCTTTTACGTTCTACCAATGTAGCATCAAGTTCAATATGATTTCTACCTGCCAATTGAATTTTACAGGCTTGGTCGAATATATAACTGTTAAAAAATACGTGTAACAAACTTTTGCCAGCTGTGACAAAGCCATGATTCCTCATCATAATAAATTCAAAGTCTTTTATTAAATTGACTAGTTTAGAATAGTCAGCATCAAACAATAAGTTACTTTCATATTCATATTCAGCAAAACTAGTATTAACTAAAGAACTAGGTTGATTGATGCTTAATAACTTCTCATTAGAACTAGACATAGCGCATATAGCGGTACTATGTATGTGCATTATGGCATTGTGATTGGTATTTTTATATATTTGATTATGTATCCCAAATTCTCCAAATGATCTGACTGGAATATCTATTTCTATAAATTTAAGATTATCAACATTTACCATTGAAAATGGCATCATTGGTTCTTTAATATGAAAACCAGATCCTTCTCTTATTGAAATGTGTCCAAAAATTAAATCACTCAGTCCGTATACATCGGCTAATTTATAACAGGCTACTAAATCTTCTTTCAATGTCATTTTAACTTTCCTAGTATATACTTACTTCGTAATTCATTTTTCAATGAATGACGTATACACATTAACGGGGCTGTTATTTTATCAGGACAATGTCTGCGAAAGATTAAAGGCAAATTTGGTATATCTATTTCAGATTCTATGATATATTCTACATATGCATTATACCTACCATCTGGAATATTTTTATTATATACTCTATTTATATATGCATCTACACCGATACTTTTAGCATTGCCTAAATTAACACGCATTATTTTAGTAAAATCAAATACTCCAAGATTTTCCATATGCAAAGATATAGGATTAGTAATGTCAAACATAAATTTTTTAGGGCTTGCCCACTCGGAGATATCTTTGCGGCGCCAAGTAAATGCTAAATGCCAACCAGAAAAGATATTTTGAGTTGCACGTTTAATTATAAAATCATTTCGAAAACCAATTGCCAGTCCTACTACAACATCATCAATTATTTCACCAATAACAACATAATCATCGCCAAAATCTGATGTAAAAAATTCTTTATGTTTTTCAATCCATTCTTTTCTATCTTCTGATAAAAAACCAGACTTGGAATGGTCTGTGTTTTCGTAATAAAAATCTAATGCTTGATTAAAAATAATAGAATCTTCAATTGTTAATTTTCTTATCATCTTGTTTTGATATTAATTTACACAAATAATGCTCTAAGTCAAACTCAAACCATTTAGTTTTTTCACTTAGTTTTCCAGGATTAGTGTGGTGTTCATTATGAAGACTAAATCCAGCAGTAATAGGATACAACCAAATTATATTAATACTGTTGTCAGGTTTATCTGATACTTTATATGATCCTATTACGTTTGTATGTAATAAATAATTTACAAAAAAACCAATTCGTATTCTTTCAAAAGAAGTAGCAAGTACATATCCTGCGATTGCTATTTCATAATCTACTGCCATCAATACAATTAAAAATGCATAATTTATTATAAAGAAATTTTTAGTAAACCACATTAGTGTTTTATCTCGCATAATAACTAGTGATGGATATGACTTTATAAGAACTTCTTGTTCACATTGCTTTTTTAAGTTCCAAGTTAATGCACTATGCCAAAATCCGCGGGTCGGTGAAGTAGGATCTTTATCTGTATCAGTGTATTTATGGTGACATTGATGTGAACTAACCCAAAACAATAACGGGCCATATGCCGCTAGTGTTCCTAATATGGCTAGTAATATTTCAACCGGTCGATATGTTAAAAATTGTCGGTGTGAGAATAATCTATGAAATCCTATGCCCAATCCAACTGGACCAATGAGAATCCAAAACAATAGAGTCCAATACAATAGTGTCGGAGTGTTAACTATAAACCAAATCCCCAATATACTAATTAACGTATATGGTAAAAATATTTTATAAAAATAAGAGTTCATAATGAATTTAGTCCGAGGTTGTAACCTGTGTTTATTTTTATATCAGTATTTGACTCACTTAATTTTTTTAATTGATAAAATATATCTATTGCTAGTTCTTTGCTTATAAGTGGATACTCATTCCATATACGCATATCAAATCCAGAATTCCATAACCCTTCTGCAAGAGTTTTCTTATTATTTAATGTATAAATCTTTGGAGCACTATCATCATTTATTGTTAATCCAGTACCATTTTTTAATCCAGTTCCACCTTTAGAAAGTTCAGTAAATGATGGGGAAACTTCCGAATTAATAGTAGTAGCTTGTTCTATTTCCAATGTATCTGAATCAGTAAAAGAAAATATGTTATCAAGAATTTCTTTGGATCTCCAAACTTCAATAATATCAATGGTTTTACTATATGTGTTAGTTAATTTAATTCTCCAAACTATATTACCTAGATGTCCATTATTAACTATCACTGAATTAAACGCACGCCAATGCTCACCTAAATGGTCTGTTGTTTTTCTAACATTGTTTTTAGTACCTGATGCAGTATTGTGATATTTGTTAATAAAATTAGGATCATCTTTTTTTAGAATCCACATATATTTTAATACCCAGGGCCCGATATTATCCGGCATAAAAACAGGAATCAATGAAATTTCTTTATCATCTGCCAATTCATTATAGCCTATGGCAGTAATATTATTAGGGTTTAACATTTGGATCCCAAAATACTGCATAGTCATTGTATTTTTTTGCAGAGTTAATTACTAAATCAGTAATTACTTCTTTACAACGTTCTAACATACCAAATTTAAATGTAACGAAACACGCTATCCTTGTACAATTTGCTACTTCAGTATAAGTAGAATGAACTGACCGTACATTGTTTAAGAAAAAACTTTGACGGGTACTAAGAATTTTACAATCAATTATTTCATCCTGCATTAATGATTCATCTATAGGGACTCTTAATCCAGGTCGAACGTCATACTGTTCTTTTGTTCGGCGCATTAATAATTTATTTTTTTCCGGTAATTCAAATTCAAAATAATGTCGTAGAGCAAATGAGTCAGTGTCGTTATGCCAAAAACCCAAACCTGTGTGACCTGTTTTAATGGGTAAAAAAATAATTAAACCCAAATCGTCAAGGGTCATATTAAAACATTCATATAAATATTTGCTCAACTCCGGAAACGTTTTGTCAAAATCACCTAACCAACCGGGGCCAGTGTCGTTGACATTGAAATAAGCTACTGTCAAGTCCCACGGATAATTTTCAATTATTTTCTCAGCAGTATTTCCTGTCCCTGCAAGAAATTCTTTAAATTTAGCAAGTTTAGTATGATTACTGTTTAACCAATTTTGTAACGAACCTATATCATAATCTGGTTTAGGTAGAACATCTAAAGGAGTATATAATATATCTATTAGTTCCATTATGTATTCAATAACTTAAATTTAAAATTATCTATTCGTTGATTCACAATCCCACTAAAGATTTTACCAGTCATCTCATATGGAATTTGACGTTGTTCATCAATTGTATATTTTTGCATAACCATTGCAGTAATGAAAGAATTTGCTGAATGACCTAGCATATTATTTTTTCTTTTAGCAAACTCAGTTCTGTATAGTTTGGCCAACTCACTCATTTCTTCAAAGGTGTGATCTTTACTCACCCAATCAATATATCTAGGATTATTTCCCTTTTTAGTATCTTTATAATAACCAAATAGTTCAGGAGATTTTAAAATAGAATCAGTGTCTTTAACTCTCCATATATAAAACGGATGACACAGCAGGGAATCAACACACGAATTGTCACTGACCCAGTCAAATGATTCTTGTAGCATCTCTTTAGTCTCGTAGGGTAATCCCAATATTAAATTCATTGAAACTGCAACTCTACTTTTCCATTTTTTTTCTAAATCTAATAATACATCTTTAGCTTTGTTACCAAAGCCTTTACCCACAGTTCGTCCCGAATCCTTGTTGAATGTTTCTATTCCAAAACTAGTAGCTCTAAGGCCACTTTCAAAGAACAAGTCAGCCATTTCAGGATGTTTGTCAAATATTTCGATACGCATACTACCACCGTACTCAAGTTGAAACGGCAAGCGTTTAGCAATTCTTAACATCATATATGCTTTATCTAAACTATCATTTAAAGTATCGTCAGTGATAATATATCTAGTAACACCAAACTTATCATAATTATGTAACATAGCATCTACAATCAAATCTTCACGTTTACTGAAGTCTCCAAATTTTTTACCATTCAAATAATAATCACAATAAGTACATTTGAATATACAACCTCTACTTATTTCTAACGGCACTGTTTCATTCCATTCTACAAAATCTCTTTCATGGAATTTTATTGCAGGGCGGGTATTAAAATCATCTGTCTTGTATGCTGTATCCGCTATAATTTTAGTATTGTTTGCAATATCACTAACTATTAAATCATTACCGTATAATTCATGCCTTACTATTGCTTCTAATGCTTCTTCTCCTTGGCCGCGTACAGAATAATCAAAAGGTAATGATGAATTTTCACGTAATACTTTTTGTCCACCTATTATAAAAACTGCATTCGGCGCATACATTCTAACTTCATCAAATATTGGTTTGAAGGAGGCATCTAATTCATGTAGATAAACATATTGATTTCCAGGAAGCCCGGCTAGTGTACTAGAAAATAAAACAAATTTAGTATCGGTTGTCAGATATTTTTTAAATATTGAATGTCGTTCTTCAGGTGAATAGATGAATAAAAAATCAATGACTTGAGTTTCAAGACCTAAGTCTCGCATAACTTGAGCAATCACAAATGCTCCAGCCGGCTTAGAACTCAATGATGGCAAACTATACCCGCATAATATTACAGATTCCATATTAAATCCTATATATTATATCTTTGTGTATACTAAAATCATTTAGTATACTACTGAAGGGAGTTGAATTGTACATTTTTATTTGTGAGCTAACTTTCTGCTTGTTATTAAAATAGTCCATATCGTTAGAAAAATCTAGCGAGTATTTATTGCTAGATATTCTAGCCCTGTGTATATTGCTTTCCGGTCCTCGCCGATGATTAAATGCATAAAGAAACATATTTGGATGACTAAAGACTCTCGTTTCATAATGGTCTTGAAACTTCTCATTTATTATTTGTTTATCTAGTTTTGCAACAGGATATGATAAGGTAAAAGGCATCCAATGCAATTGATTTAAATTCATGGCTGCACCTTGCAACCAAAATGCATCAAATACATTTACTGCTTTATATTTTTTAAACATTGGTTCCATTGAATTATAAAGCCAATTAGCCCACTCTATTTGTTTTATCACAGAATATAATATTTCTTCAAATCGTTCTACTGGTTCAGATAGCCAGTCGATATCAGCAGATAGATATCCACCTTGAATTAATTCAGGTATGTAATGTTCCCCAAACACGGTATCTCCAAATACACCATCAATGTTATAATAGCCAGGGTTAAAATATTCGTCTAATGTTGAAAAGCTGTGATTAAGCTTGTCCTTAATATATGTATCATAAAACCATGGATATTCTTCAATACTATCCGTGGTTAGTCTAATTAATAATTTTTCTTTTTTAAAATCAGCAGTACTGTTTTTTAATACTGAAGATAACACAGCCAGGCTATCTGTCCCACCTGAATACCATACTGCTAATTTTTTGTTGGAAGCACTAACTTTATCAATGATATTAATGATAATACTGTCTATTGTTTCTTCAAAGGTTGTAGTTGAGGTTGAAATATCTTGAGCCCAGAATCGTGTTATATCGTCATATATTAGTGCTCTTTTAGGTAGCGGTACTGTTTGTGAATAGTCTACAAAACAAACAGGTTTTTGTTGACCACCTACTCGAAAGTGATTCATAAGTTTATCATAGACTGAGAATTTTTTATATTTGTAAAAATCAGACCAAATTTCTAAATTACTCATATCAAAAACCCCCGCTTATATTACTATCTAATTGAGTCATCATTTCTAATATTGCGTTATCTAATCGGGTATCCCATATTTTGAATTGTATTAATATCATTTCCGCTACACTAGCATCAGTTACATTATCATACTTAGATTTTTCATAATTAAAAATTTTCCGTTCGGGTGTAGTTAGCTGTTCACCTTTTATTATTTTTTCAGCAATTAATTTTATTTTTAATGCAACGTGATAACTCAAATCAGTGTGACCATATGCCTCTAATAGAATCCTGCAGGGTTTTTGAATTGACTGTTTAATAAATTCTAAATCTTGTTTCAATTTAATTATTGGATCAATATGTTCTTCTTTAATTTGTTCATAAGGTGATAATTGATTATTTTCAACTTGAAAATTATAAAGATCAACCGGAATGGTATCTGCTTCAAATGTAGTAACTGTTAAAAATCTAGCAGACTGACTAAAGTATAAGTATGATCCTAAGTTATTTAAAAAATCAGTATTATTTTCAGCATAGACTATTCTGTTGTTTTTAGTAAAAGCCCCGAACTTATTCATTTTTTATCAGGTATCATTAAAAAATGTTTTATAATAAATGCGCTGTGGTCTAATTCCCACCACTTTTCACCGGACCTATAGTTTCTAGGATTGTTATGATGATTATTATGCCACCCTTCGCCCAATGAGAATATCCAAGCAATTGCACTGTTCTTACTACTGTCACCCGAATTATGATTTCTATAAGAGCCCCAAGTATTTAAATGAGGTATAACAGCTATAACTGATGCTCCATGAAAACATCCAACAGCAGGTATAGCCATTACAAAAACTAACAGTTTCCAATCAATCAGTAATAACACAGTAGCATATAAAACTACTAGTAGAAAATAATTTCTGTGAATAAAATTCATCTTTGGATCACGCACAAACCGTTTAAACACACCCAGGGGAATTTTAATCTTGGGCCATCTAGTAAACCATACATCAAACCAATTTGAATTCTTTGGACAATGTGGGTCTTTATCCGTATCACTAGTCATATGGTGATATACATGCACACTTCCCCATGCCGCTGGGCTACCCAACAGAGGCAAGAAACTACTTATTAATAAAATCCAATCACGAATTGGACCTGTTTTAAATGAACGGTGTGAGTAATATCGGTGCAATGATACATTTACTCCCATAATTCCTGCGTATAAGAATACTAAAAAAGAAAGACCAAGCCAAGCATACTCATTACTCCATATTGACCAGCCTATACCAAATAAGGTCAACAAATGAGTAGCTACGTGCATTATTTTAAATTTTGCAATGTTGGACAATCTCATAGATTTATACCACTTTATTCTGTTATATTTTGAATTACTTCTGAAGGAGTCAATGATTCATTTGCTACAATTTCTCTAGTTGGTTGAATTTCAAATGATACACCAATCTTAGATAAGAAATTATCTCTGGCAGCTTCGTATGCAGACCAGTTTGGTAGCTGTTTTCGAGAAGTATTGTATAAATTTAAATTTTCTAATGTGTCAAACAAAAATATAGAAAGGTCATTGTTCAATTTAACCGATAGTAATCCAGAAAACCCCGTTGTAAATTGTTCAATTTCCATCAGTAAGGACAAATAATCAATCATACTATCAATATCAACTCCAAATTTTTCAGGTATGATGTTCTCCCCTGCTAATTGTTGAAGAAGTTGTGAAGATTTTAAATTGCCTGGAGATTCGGGATCATTTTTTTGCCATTTAACAATATATGCGTAGTAAATCATTTTGGGAGTCCTTTATATAATATATTTATCAAATTAGTTTTTATAGGTCTAATTTCTCTATCAACTCATCTATTGTCATATTCCATTGAAATTGAATTGAAATTCTAGGTTCTGTACTTTTATCACCGTCAACAGAATGAATTTCTCCTATATTTAATAAGTACGCCTCATTTTCTTTTGCAGTAAATGTGTCTACTAGTATTAGGTCATCCCTATGATATCTCAATTCTATTATTTCATATTTGGTTTTGTCGCCCTTATCTATGCGTAAGCCACGAATTTTTCTAGCATTTTCTTTTGGCATCCAAAAGTTTGTGGTATACCCTTGTGGTTTAACGTAAAAATTCATACAACTAACTGAGCGATAATCTTTATGTGGACTGACTTGTGAGTTTGCTTGCATTAAAAAAACTTCTTTAGGGGGTATTTTAAAAGTATCTATAAATATGCTATTTAAATAATCATTGTCTAGTATTTTAAAATATCCAAGGTTACTTGAATATTCTACTAATTTGTCGCCCTTGAGTTTATTCAAGTCAATATCAATATGATCTATATTTAAGTTTACTTTTTTGTGATAGATAGTCATTTTAAAAAGGGTATAAAAATACGACATGGATCAATTTCCCACCATTTGCCACTGACGCCTTTACCAAAATCATATGATGCAGGTGCATAATGATGATTGTTGTGCCATCCTTGACCCCAAGCTAGATATCCTAGTATAAAATTGTTTTGCGAATTATCTTTAGTTTCAAAGTTTCTATATCCAAACCATCCTTTAATATGACCAAACACATTAACCATATTATCTTGGGTAGATCCTATAAATGTCACTAACCAAAATGCGGTTAGTGCTAACTTCCAGTCAAACATTGCAACCAATGCAGGAACTGCCCACAGTATTTTAATACTATGTTTGTGGAAGAATACATGATTTGATTTTCTTAATAAATCAACTGCATATTTTAAACCAATGGGGTTATCTTTCTCAGTAACTTTAAAGTACCATCCCACAAACGCAGTTTTCTTATCATATGCAATTGGACTATGTAAGTCTTTTAAAGTGTCACTATTTGGATGATGGTATCCTCTGTGCATCGCCGCCCAAAATATACTTCCACCTTGACCCGCAAATGTAGCAAGAAATAGAATAATATTTTCTTTCCATTTAGGCAATTGATATGTTCTGTGACTAAATACTCTATGATAGCCTACAGCAATTCCTAAGCCACACACTAATACCCACATAACAAATGTTGTTATAAGATAATATGCAGGTATAACTCCATTGATAAGTAGACCGATCGCAAGTAATCCAAATATCCATGCAGGAACAAATTGAAACCAAAATGATTTAGATATTGTTTGTAGGTAGCTCATATATTCCCCCCTATGGGTACTTCAGTTCTATACTCTTGTTTTAAATAATTACATCGGACTATTGAATCTTCGGGTAGTAATAATCTTTTATACAACAATTCCCATGCATTTATGTAGAAGCATTTATTTTTTGATGGGACGGTGTACTCATCAAAATATCCATACCGTTCGTTATTGTATTTACTCCAATGAAATCTTCTCAGCAGTTTGGTATGCCTGCTATGTGTTAATGTGTAAAACTTTAGCCTGCCGTTTCCCTCATTGTATTTAATTACTGCATCTAATACTTCTCTTAGTAAATTGTTATCTCCCATACTCCTATACAATGTATAATACCAACTAGGTTCTTCAACACTTTCATAAAATGATATCAATGCTTTTACAATTCCATCTTCTATATATCCAAATGCATGATAATTATTTAAATCACTTAAATAATTGGCACAAAAGATATCATAGGTTAATGCATTTAACCCTGTATTTTCTACTTGATATACTTTATCACTATCAATACCCATGTATTTTGAATGATTGAAAATATCTCTAACAACTAAGGCATGTTCACTTGTTAATTTAACTATTGACATAATCTTTCCCAAATAATTGTGTATGTAACTCATCTATAAAAATTCCATCTAGGCTAGATTCTAATCTTTTTGTATGACTTAGTGATAACGTATTATATGTCTCTCCGTTGAAGCCCATCAATTTTTCATATCCATGAGTTTTTACTTTATCTAGTATAGACGGCATTAAATCTTTAAGAACTTCATTCTTCGTACTAACACTAGAAGTTTTATAGTTTAATCTTTCATTAATTAACCATTGAATTCTAGGGTGTTCTAAGTAATAACCCATCATCTCCGGAGTATAACTAAACCATTCGTTGACTAACGGAATATTATATTTTAAACTGAAGCGCATTGCACTAGCATCTTCATTTTCTCTAAAACAATAATACCACTTACTACCCGCAGGGAAGGTGTGTCTACGTAACATCATCTCGCCGCCCATAATTGCGGGTAATTGCAGTTGACGAATATGATGATACACTGTTAGATATGCCATCTGCCTGCATTGTATCTCCGAGGAGAATTCATATGCTTGACCACTGTGATAGAAATCTTTTACATCAAATTCAATGGCTTCTACTTTCATACCCACATCGTCTGCAATACGTTGCGCTATTTGAAAATCTGTTACATTGTAATCATTTGCAAATTTAATAAAAACAACTCTAGGAGTGATGCCAATATGCTTGAATGCTCTTAGCACTATTTCGCTGTCGGTGCCACCACTGAACATCACCACAAAATCATTACCGTATTCTTTACTTATTAACTTTGCGGTACGATATTGTTCTTCTAGCCAATTACTTTTTGTATAGTAATCTAAATCTATTTTTCCAATGTTTACTTTAAATTTTTCATACGGTGTCTCACGACTTCCATAAAGTCTATCACCAATTGTATATGATAAGTGATTATTTAAAGTAAAGTTCATTTCATAAGAGCCATCAATTCGGCAACAGTTGACACTTTTGAGTCATTGCTTATCTCAGTAGCATTAACCTCTTCATAATACACTTGTAGCTCTACTACATCTAGTGAATCTAATCCCACTTCAAGTAAGTTATCCATTGGTGATAACGTGATTGATTTCTTGAACAGTTTCAATACTGCATCTTCGATAAATTTAATTTTTTCTTGATCTGTCATTCTATAGTCCTATCTAATTCTGCTACATACTGTTCAGTATAGTATATATTCTGTTTTCCTATGGGTTTGAATTTTCTATAAATTGCAGGCCATTGATTGAACATTGCAGGGCGTTTTCCTTCACTTGCTCTTAAAAACCATTGATATATTGCACTGTTATGAGAATCTGCTGTAATATACAAATGCTCATACTGTTTTGTATTTTCAATAATTTTTGGAAGAATGTATTCACCCATGCAGAATTTAGTTCGATATTTCGGATTGATGTAGGCTCTAGTTAGTGCAAGTGCTATTGTTTTGTCTAGGTCATATTCGTTATAACCAGCACTACATACATACTCACCGTCATCTTCTAGTACATAATAACATCCTCGTCGGTATCTTCCGTTAACATCATTCAATATATAAAAAATGTTAGCAGGATCATTTTTGTAATCAGGATGATAATTTTTGATAATATCATTATCTGTTATCTTAGAAAGAGAAACCTCTAACAAGTCCATCACAAACTCATTAGAGGAATCATGCATTTCGTGCAATTGCATAGGAGATTATTAACCTTCTAATTAAGATTTACAACACAAAAATGTGACAAATCCTAGTTCAGCGTGTATTACTTCAACTGATTTAAAACCAATCATACTTAATTTATTTGCATACCAACTTAAAGGTACACTATGCATTATACCAACTAAATCTTTTTCTTTTTGTTGAATGTATGCCTCAGTAACTCCGTTTTTTCTTTTAAAATCATAATACTCACGCTTAACAATTTCAGATTGTTGTAGCTTATCAGTAAGTATTAAATAACCATCATTTGATAATGAATTATAGATATCAGTCAAATAGGAATATTTATCCTGAATAAAATGCACAGTCCAATTAGCTAAAACAAAATCATAACTATTCTTAGGGAAAGAATCACTTTTAATAACTAACTCTGGAAAAATACTGTTGTCAATCATTGCACGACTATTATCTACTCCGGTTACATTAATATAACCTTCATCAATAAATCGTTTCATCGTGTATCCCAATGCACTACCAACATCAATTATTCTAGCATCTTTTTTTAAATTCTTATTGGCAAACTTAACACACATATCAATAACATTGTGATAAGATGGTATATGTGCTTCTGCTTCTTGCTGGAATCGTTTAGCTACCTTATCATCAAATACCCAAGATTTTTTATTAATATTAACACTATCACCCTTAATTATAGCATCTTTTAATGTTTCAGTTACGTTGCTACCTCGAAAATATCTAGCAATGTATCTCAACGGTCCTTGTTTATCATTTTCAAACTTATGATATTGTTCACGGAAAGGGTCATAACTATTTTCAAATTTTTCAGGTAATAAGGTTTCTTCTGTTCTATTAAATGAGTTAGTAGACATTATTATGTCTAATGCATTTATCGAAATCCTACTAGCAATACCTTCATAGTAAATATCATTTGTGATATCGTCTACGCTCTTAACCATCGGCTGACTTGACGTAACTAATATTTCACCGTATTTTTTAACAGAATCAGCAGGATCGATATTTTTAGCACCAATAGAGCCGTATCCAGGAGCAGAGTCTGGATAGTTAATTGTTTCTATTACTATAGCTTCGCCAGTTATTTTACATAGTTTATCAAGTATCGACACCATATTCAAAAAACAGTAAATAACTCCGGCTGCCAAAACATAATCATATTTTTTGTTTTGTGCTATTTTTTCATCTAAAAAATCTTCAATCTCTTGTTGCACAACTGAAAATTTAGTAGAGTCCCAATACTTTGTTAAAAGTATATTGCTATGGTCAACGTAGTAGTTCTGTAACTCTACGCCTGTATAGTGTTTTGCCCCGTTAGTTAATGCATAATGACCTGCGGCGCCAAGCGCACTACCTAAATCTAAAATAGTTTTATCTTCTATTAGATTTTTAGGTAGTTGAACTTGACATTTTTTATATACAGTTTCTACAGTAGTAGGATGATATACTCGGGTCTGTCTGCAATCTAAGTCAATAAATTCAGTAGCAATTTCAAATATATTAGTCATATATTATTTATAAAGCAATTTTACCTACTGCATTTATAACTGCGGCAATCTTACCTACCGCTTGTAGTTGCTGTACAGTCATTCCTTCATTCCTCAGAATGTCGTAATGTGACTTAACGCAATGATTACACTTGCCCACAATACTAGCACACAGTGCATACATTTCAAACTTTAGTTTTGAAACACCACCGTGTGTAGCATATGCTTGCATACGTAATCCCGGGGGCAACCCTTTTAGATTGGCATCACCTGTCATATCAACAAATGGATAGTAAACATTGTTCATGCCCATCAATGCGGCGGCAGTCTTTGCGGCTTCACGTTCAGGGGTACCCATAAGAGGGCCATTCATCCCAATCTCAAGTGCTAGCTCACCGTTACCTGCACTAATCGCAGCCGCTAATGCACAGGCGTGTGCATCAACTTCATCTAGACCACTACGATTAATGACCGCATCTAAGTTTAACTTAATATCCTTAGCGTGGTCCGGAATACTTTCCTTAACCTGGTCTACCCAACTCATAGAGTTGCACCACCAATAGCACGATTACATGGGCATAGTTCGCCGGTTTGTAATGCGTCTAATACACGCAATGTTTCTTCTGGGTTACGACCAACATCTAAGTTGTTAACTGTAATGTGTTGAATGACGTTCTGTGGATCAACAATAAATGTTGCACGTAGTGCCGCACCTGCTGGAGCATAGAATACTCCCAACTGTTCGATTAGACTTACGCTACCGCGTTCTTCACCACTTTGGTGACGTGCTGTGTCAGCAAACTGAGTGTGGGTGATCTTTTGTAGATCCGGATGTGCCTTTTGCCATGCTGTCTTACAGAACTCGTTATCTGTTGACCCTGTTAGCAATACTGCATCACGGTCAGCAAAATCTGTGGTCAATTTGTCATATGCTACAATTTCTGTAGGACATACAAATGTAAAATCTTTTGGATAGTAAACGATTACTTTCCACTTGCCTTCAAATGACTTTTCTGTAATTGTGAAGTATGCATCTTCCGGTTGTCCTGGTTTGACACCTGTAATTGCAAATGCTGTTAATTTATCTCCGACTGTTTTCATAATTTCTCCTTGTGTGTAGTCTGTATGAGTATAACATACTCAAGTATATTTATCTATGTGTTTTGGGTACTACTAAGTTTTAATCCAAATACATTTTCAAAACTTTGATTTCTTAATGTGTCTATTTCTTTAGTGAAGTGAAAGAACTGTCCTGCAGAAATTTCATCTGGTTCAGAATTTTCAAGTATATATTTTACACTTGAAATTTGTGCTTTAATTCCATCACCGTTGATATCCGGTGCTTCTAATATTTCCAAGGCTCTAGTTAAGGACGCAATTGCTTTAATTCTGGCCTCACCTGTTAAGGCATTGGGTTGATAAAACAAATCTGCCACACTCATTGTCATATGAAATTTATATTTACGTTGTAGGTTGCATAGGTACTCAACTGTTTTATCCATAGTTAAAACTGTGTATGCCGTTAATACTGTGTTTGAATTTAGAAAGAATGTATGTGGGTTATTCAGTTTGAATTGTCCATAGTATTCAATGTTAGCATTTACTTTAGACCATATCGTACCATCACGTACATACTCTGCTACCTCATTTATACCATCTATAGAAACTGTAACATGTGTTTTTTTAAATTTATTAATTTTTTCAATAAATTTAGGATTTATAGCACTACCATTAGTTGTTATATATAATATGATATCTGAGATGTAACCTTGACTATCCATAGAGTCAATTATTTTAGTTAAGTCAGGAATGAGCATTGGTTCGCCACCGGTGAAATGAACTGCTTTCATTGTAGGTATCATATCAATAATATCATTTAAGAAATTTTCCTGATGTGATAAATGACTTCCTTCTGCGGTGAAGTCGGGCTGGTGTAAGTGCCATTTTTTTAGTTCAGGATTTTTTATAATTTCTTTAGCAATACTACTACTATAATTAGGTGTACACATCCTGCATCGATAGTTGCAAAGATTAGACAATCTGACTTCAAATAGTTTTGGAGTAAATGGATAATCTATATCCTTTTCAAAATCGATGCCTACGTCACCGTGCCATTCTAAATGAGTTTTTCTTAAACTTTTAATTCCGTTATCTTCATCATTTTTGCATCGCATACAAGATTTATCAAGATTACCGGTTAATAATTCTGTTCTAATTTTTTTAATAAATTCACTAGTGTACATTGCTGATGGTCTAGGTGAGGGGACACCCACGTGACCACAACATACTTTTTGTTCTTCTGTTGTAAAGAAGCCGCCTGTCCAAGGCTGTGGGCAATAAAATTCACTCATTCTTCGTCCTTTGGTAAAGTACCATTACTGTGTTTATCTGTTATTTTTTCAACGTCTTGGAATAAACGTTTCTCTTGTGCTGTAAGTTTATCTTTATGCGACCTACGTGGATTACTACATAAAGGGCATCCTGGGATACCACAATCCATAGCGTGATGTTTTACTAAACGATGTGGTTCTTTAATTGCTTTGTCATAAAATCCCAAACCATGTTGTTTAGCAATACGAACTTGTCTTGCAACTGCTACATCGTTTTTATGTCGACGGCGACTGTTTATATATTTTGCTGTTTCATTGCTCATAATTTACATACTTTTAAAAATTATCATGATAATTGAATATTTGTTTTAAAATTATCAAGTCCTTGTTGAGTTTTTATTCTCCACATAATTAATGAATCTTTTAAAAAATACTCAGATTCAATACCAGTGTATTCACTTAGTCTGTTAATCAATTCATCTATATTTCCTAAAAATAACTCTTTCCAACTAATGAATAGAATATTAGGATAATCTTCTTTAAGAAAATAGTTGTGCCATTTAACTATTGACATTTTTTTAAATGTTCTCAGTGAGTTGAGTCGTGTTATATCGTATGGTTCACCTAGAGTATCAACCTGATATTTTGTCACAAAGTTAATTGCTATAGTATCAATATCATCTTTATCGAAAATAATCCTTATTGCTTTTTTAAAATTAGTTGCCAATAATTTAGTTTCAGTAAAATGTACTACGGTATAATACGGTGGTGGTTTAACTTTATCAGATATTTCTTGACTAAGTAAAAATTTTATTTTTTCAGAATCAGGATCTGTATGACCCAATGCCGGCCCATCTAAATCTTTGTAATTATTGTCATGGACATTTCCGTGCAAACTTAAATTTGGTAAAGTTTTATCTTTTCTTTTTGCACCAATTATAAAATGACATAAGAAATTTCCACCTGAACCTCCCATAAATGCAATAGGTATTATATCCTCAGTGGGTTTCATGTCTCTGTTTATAATCGTTTACTGCGGCTTTGATGGCGTCTTCCGCGAGGATACTGCAATGGATTTTGACTGGGGGGAGTGCAAGTTCTTCTGCGATTTCAGAGTTTCTGAGTTCGGCAGCTTGGTCAAGTGTTTTCCCTTTGACCCATTCAGTAACAAGACTTGAGCTAGCAATAGCCGACCCGCACCCATACGTTTTAAATTTGGCATCTGTTATTAATCCTGTTAGTTTATCTACTTTAATTTGTAACTTCATTACGTCCCCGCAAGCAGGGGCTCCTACCATACCTGTACCTACATCATTATCGTCTTTTGCAAAACTACCGACGTTTCGTGGGTTTTCGTAGTGGTCAACTACTTTTGCGCTATAAGCCATATATTAATCCTTTTTGAACATAGTCAAAATCTTTGACTGAATGTTCTTTGCAAACTCAGGTTGAGGGAAATTCCAACCGATAAAAGCACCTAGTGCTAACCAAAATAGTGTTTCTAACATAGTATATACTCCTTGTATGTATTGTATTTATGCAATAGATTCTTCATCATCTAGTACGATCCAACCTAATTTTAATAAATCTTCTCGTATCTCATCAGTTACCATGCCCTCACCTACATACGCTTTCATCTTTAAGTAAAATTCTTGTTGTTCTTTGGTTAATTCACTAAATTGTTCGTCATCTAAGTTTTCATTATTTTTAATGCCTGAGCAATACCAATCGATGTAGTCACCCTTCTCTTGCATATCAGCAATAATGCCACCTGCGTGACGCCAACTACAACTCCAACGTTTTTCAGTTAGTATAGGCCATACATCATTTTTAGTGAAATCACGGTTACACATTGATGCGTACAAATTTTGTGCATATACATCATCACCTTTAACTTTGTCGATGATCCACTGAGTACTACGTAGGTCATACTCCATATTATCTTTTTGCCATTCTGGATCTACAATATTAGCTTGAGCCTGTTCTCGCCAAGTTTTGAACATATCTAAATATTCAGGGGCAGGTAATTTGCCAGCCTCTTCTTGGCGTTTGACATAGTTTTCTAATTGAAATGTATTTCTATCTGGACTACTGTTTATCATCTTCTACCTCTATCCAAGTGTGATCGCCTAACCATTTAACTTTGCAAATGTATTCATAATCAACTGGCTTACCAGCAGACCAATCATCGGGACCATTGATACTCAACCTAGTAAATTGTTTTCGTGTATCAAACAATAACCAATATATGTTACCATTCGATAATTGAAAATCATATTTAGCGGCGTGTACCATATCGGTTAAGTCAAGTCTATGCTTAATCTGTTCTGCTTGTTTCTGTAACACAGTAACTAGTTCCATGATTCTATCATATTCTTGCTTGGCGTGCAATCTTGCAACATTAAGCATAATGTCTTTATGCTTTTCAACAGGGACTAAATCAAACTTGGGTCCACTACTTTCTGTCGCATATGGTGTTACATTACGATTGAAGAAATGTATTAGCGACCCACTGCTAGTAGAATCATAACTACTAACACCGTTCGCTGAATTTGGTTTATCACTCATTAGTTATTATATATCATTATCTGATTTAGTGATAGTCTTTTGGGTATTAGTTTGCTTCTTGTGTTTACTATAAAAGATATGATTGCCAATCTTTGCTACTTGTTTATAAGGCCACAATGGATCAACTGTTAGATTATGAAAGAATAACGCTGAACTAGGTAGAACATCATTATAAGCATCATTAGCCATAACTTCATACGCTACCTGATGTGCTTGTTTATATCTTTGACTGTTAGTGTTTAGTTCTCCCTTACCTTCACAAACCCAACTAAATTGACATAATCTTACTATAACAGCCTCATCGTCTATTATTTTTTCTACCATATGTGATTGATATACAACTGCACAAGGAGTTTTAGCAAAACCGTGATTAACACGATTTATTACTACTCTAGCTACGGCGGCTTGACCTAGTATAGATTCACCTCCTGCTTCATAGAATATATTCTTTGCCATACACGCAAGTTGTTTAGGGTCTACTACCTTAGCTACAATAACTTCTTCCGGTTCTTCTTGTGCAGTAAACAGGTCTATAGTATCAGCAGTAACATATACACCTGTAATTATAATGAAGGCAGTAATAGATTTAAGAAAATTTAATTTCATAATTTATCCTTTTAGATTAAATCCCAGCAGTCACAATTACAACGAATTACATCGTCAATTGCTTCTGCTATGGTGTATGTTGATGATAAAAGAGTATTTGATATGTTATAGATATTCAAATTAGGCGGTGTAATATTTGCATATTCAGAACCGCTAAATGAACCTGGCGTAGTTGAAGTTCCATAATCTACTACTTCAATTGTTGAACTAGTAGAATTATTAGAACTGGTTGTGTTAGATCCGGTAGTTCCAACATCTGCCGGATTGTTTGTAGAATAATCTGGGTTAACTATGATTGAATCATTTGTAGTAGCATCATATGTAGCGATTGGAATAGTTCCTGTTGGTACTGTTTGTCCACCTACTACAACAGGAGTACCTGCAAGTATAGATTCTTGCAGATTAGTTAATGTATCTTTGATATTGTTATCTAGTGTTACACCCATCTCCGTCAATCTGTTTTGATTACGACTCTCACGCATCATAGCAACAATACTTTGACCACCCGGTGTGTTTAAATTACATATTGCTTCTAATGTTTGCGTATACATATGTGGCATAATGTTTTTAGCATACAACGGAATAGAATCAGTAAACGTATATTGTGCTGTGGGGAACAATGATAAGAAATCTTCTCTTACATCATCTAGTGGTGGTCTTAATGCACTAACTCTTGCACGTTGTTCAATGTTTAGTTGGTATCCAGTATCATTCCAAGAGTCATTAAGACTTTTACACTGTGTTGGCTTTGCTAATAAGATAACATCAACTTCATCGTTTGCTTGGTCAACATATAATTGTATAGGGGTGTTCATACCCGGCCACTGTGCAGGACCTGTTATAACGGTTCCTGCAGTGCCTTTACCATATCCCAATGACACGTTAGTTCCTGCTGTAGAGAAATTACCATTTGGTTGAACTGGTAAATCGTCAGGCGGGGGTAATTCAATATAAATTATTTCTTCTGGTGGAGTAGGTGCTGCCGGTGGTCCAACTTGCATTACCGATGTTTGGTCATAATTGTAGGGGGTACCAAAATTTGCACTTAAACCATTAACTCTACCAAAATCTCCCGGTATATCATTATCGTTTGTGCCTATAGTACAAGTTGCACTTGCACCTACGTTATTTGGTTGTATAACAATTAACGGTGGGGGTGCAGTTCCTCTACCATAACCTCCACCTTTAACGTCTACCGCAAAACTTATTGTGTAATACCAATCATCGATTCTAGGTTGTCCTGCAATTGGAGGAATTGCTGACGGGTCAGGGGCAATATACGGTTGAATCAATACGTTATATACTGACTGGGTAATGCTCATTCTTGCACGTTGGTATGTTACTGCAAGATAAGTCTCGTGGTATATGTTAAACAACTTCGTAGTAGCCACTTCATTTAACTTATTGTAAATGTTTATCAATGGACCATTATAAGGCAAACCACTCATACAACCAAAGAAATCACTCATCGTATATGATTGTTGTGGGCCACTACCTAGTGCAATCAACGGGCGAGCCGCATTGCGTAGATTTAAATTTGTAGGTACTTGTGTTCCATTAACATTTAGTCCTTTAATAGTTTCTAAGTTCATACATACTTGTGCAAACTTTTCTACTGGAACAGTAGTAATGTTTTTAATTTGACCAACTGATACACCAAACGCACCAGCCGCAGTTGCTACGTCAGGTGGTAATATACCAGCTAAATATGATCCAAACCCTACAGGAAATTGTTGTATTATTGTTTCTGCCATATTATCTTACCGCATTGTCAAATGTATCATATACTTTGCCACCGTTACCAGTACTGGTTGTAGTTGTAAGAGCTGGTTCATTAGTAACAGGAGTAGTTTGATTTAAGTTTTCTGAAATTTGAGGAGCACCAGTTGGTGTCTGTGTACCAATCTGATTTGATACTTGTGGGCTATTTAAATTACCATTCACACCACCACCGCTATAGATAGGATAGTATGTCTTACTATTAGTTACAGATTGTGTCGTATTGTACACTGGAACGGTTAATGATTGATAGCTATTAGGGAATAACTTTTTAGGATTCAATAAATCAGCAAGCGAATCTAACCCTGCTGTCTTACAGTTTAATGGGATTAATACTTCTGCAAGACCATCACCCACAATAAGATTAAATGCCCCGTATATTTTACGTTCTTGTTCTGTTGTTGCAGGACTTAAGTTACCTAACAGTTGACCTAACTCATCTTGCTGAATCCCAGATGCTAATAATGCTAAACTTACATTTTTTGTAAGTGCATTATTTTTTACCATTGTCAGTAATAGATTAGATGGTAATCCAAATGTAGAAATTTTACTTAAATCAATTGCTTTACCTGTTTTAATTAAATCTTGTCCAAATATGTTTGTAGATAGACTTACACCAGTTATATCTGCTGTAATTAAATCATTCATATTACTATAAGTGCCATCTAAGAATGTTTTACTATTATCAACTGAAAGTATTGCATTGTTAGAATATTCTGCATAACTATAACAGTTCATCCAAGATTGTAAAAAATCTCTATAGCCTGCTGGATTGTTAACTGATCCTGTTCCTAATGTACTATTGTAATTAAACTCCATCCAAGCTTGTAATGGCATAAGTCTTATATATGCCCATTGTGTTGCTGGGTTGGCTGTAGTGACACTAGATGTAACTGGTAAAGGACGATTGTTTTTATAATATGAACCGCCCCAGCCTTTTAAATCACCCAATGCAAATGTTCCTATTCCGTATTGTCCGATCTTTTGTTCCCAAGTATATAAAAATGATTTAGCATTACCTAATCCAGGTACTTGGTTATCAATTCTAAAATAACCAGGAGTTGTAGCATTGCCGTAGTTAGCAGTTATGTATACTCTAAAGGACAATCCGTTTACAGTGGCTATCTCCCAGTTTCCATTATAGAATCCTGCAGGTACTCCGGGGTCAAGACTTGAAATATTTGAACCTTCAATTAAAATATAAGTACCAGGTGCAAGTTGCGGACCACTACTGTATATTACCTCAAAGTAAATTGTATCTGTATCTGGTATAACACCTGATGTAATACTGGTAATGTTGACTGTGGTAGTACCACCACCGATACTTATTAGGTTGTTATAGGTTGTCTGATCGGGCCAGCCGTCATTAGGTGGTACAGGGCCTATATCTTCGTGCCCTTTATAAGCTTCATTGATAGCATATGTAATAACACGTAACACAGTATTTTGACATACTGATCCAAAAGAATATGACGGAAAGCTTGTGCTACTACCTGCATATGAAACAAAGGTAGGATTGATTTGCAATCCTTGTGCTACTAACAATGAGTTAAGACTATTAACTCCTAGTGGACTTTGTTTTCCTGTATCACTCATGGAACAAATACATCCGGGCTACCTTGTATCATATGATGGCCACAACTGTTACCTGAACCAACTCTAGCAACAGCTATGCCATCAGCAAACACAGTAGGACTACCATTTGTTACAATCGCACTTTTATGTGGACCCTTGAATGGTGCGTGGGGAGTGAGTTTGCTACCTTGTTGTCCAACTAATATTCCATTGGCAAACACAGTACTGGCGCCATTAATAATAGCACCTTTCATTTCGTTTGTATCCCCTATCCTACTTATTTGTGGCATTAATTATCCTAATACAATTTTCTTATCTGGTACTTTGATACCAGTTGTTGCTTCTAAATACTTCATTCTGACACTATCGTCAGTCTCTGCATAAATGGCAACGCTACTAGTATTTAGCTTGAATTCAGCCTTCGGATTTGCAGTAAATACGCTAGGAATCATTTGCATACCCTGCTGTGTGGGTGCAATAGAGACTGGTTCTTCAATTTGAATGAACTCACTACCTGCTTGAATCACTTTTGCTATCAGTTCTTCACCCGAGTTGAGTTTAAATGTGTATACTGTGTTTGGTTGTATTGCTATTTGCATTAATTACTTTCTGTTAATTTTTGTTTGAGTTCAGTGAAACCACCGATTAGTACGCCATCTAAAATGATCTGTGGTACTGTTCTTGCTGACGGGATTGCTTCAAGCAATTCTTCTTTAGTATATCCATCTCCGATCTTACGTTCTTCAAAATGTATACCTTTACTTTTTAATAGTGCCTTTGCTTGGTCGCAATAGGGACAATGATACTTACTCCATACGATTGCTGTCATTTTATTTTCCTTTTTTAATGTCTTGTCCAATATTTGGATTTTGGTGCAGTATGTTCTACTGTAGTGTCGTATTCAATAATTGTATCTTGTGTGATGTTATACTTATCCATGCCTAATTGGAGCTTTTCAGGAATCCAATAATCTATTCCTAAAAAATACCAGTGATCGTTACTATGATTTGTAAACTCATGTAAATCTTCTGCGTGAAAGGCAAACATCATACCCGAATTTAATGATATCTCATTGTTGTTTATTACAACTGATATATCAGGGGAGCTTTGTTTAGATGCTGTAAATATATATCTAGTTACATTTGTCTGGTAAGGTAAAGTATCCACGTGTGCTGAAATTTTACTTCTAGGAGGACAATCCCATACTATCATTCTACCAAATGGGCCTGTTTCTTTATTAAATTCTCTAGCTATTTCAAATAATTCTAGTGACTTTGTAAACAACGGATTATATTCATAACCATTCAATGCTAAGTGTATTGTACTTTCTTCATATAAAATGTTAAAATTTCTATTAACAAAATGTAATCTAACATCGTCAAATACACCCTTTGTTGTATTAGATGGGTCTGTTGTTCTAACCCCATTTTTATCTACACGCCAATTATTAGCATAATGCCAATCTGGATCAAGTTGTTTAGCAGTTTCAATTTCTTTAGAAATAGTTTCTGCCCACTCAGGGAACTGATGCACATTAAATATTGGGAAGTTCATCATATTCAATACTATCAGTCATTACACCGATTACATAGTTAGTTGATTCATTTTCTTGTAATGCTGTTTGTTTTTTACTTGTATCAACGTGTTTGTTGAACCAAGGAATAGGTGTTGTTTTAGGTGCGGGACTGTTATATCTAATACCAATTTCTTTTAATGCAGATACCGCCGTGTAATCAACAAAGTCTTTCAACACAGTTGCATTCAAACCAATGACTGGACCCATCTTAAACAAATACTCTGCCCACTCTTTTTCTTCACGTATAACATCCAAATAGAGTTGATAGACTTCTGCTTCACACTCTGACTTAACTTGTGCAAAACGACTATCTTCTTTAACTACTTGGTTAATAAGGTAGGCAGTCCAGCCTTTATGGAGAAGTTCATCTTGGAGAATTAAACTGATAATATTGCCATTACCAATAAAGATTTTGTTCTCAACCATTGCCAACGATGTAGCGAATGATACCATAAAGCGGAATGCTTCCAATGCGTAACTGGCGTGTAATGCCATATAAATTGCTTTGATGTGTTCTTTTTCGTTCACATCTTGACCTAACTCTTTGCGACAATTAACTTTGTGCAGTTCATCATAATAGCGACCAACACTACTTGCCATATCTACAATTTCTTTTGTATCATGGATAGTATTAAATACATCTTTAGGTACATTGTAAATGTTACGAATGATGTGACTGTAACTGCGACTATGAATGTTAGTTTCAAAGAAACTCCAGTTATAAATTAACGCTTCTAGTTCAGGTAATGATACTACTGGAGTGAACACTTGACTAGGTGCACGACCTTGCAAGCTATCTAATGCAGTTTGACGCAATAGGTTACTGGTAAAGATATGCTTGACTGCATCACTTGCTTCTTTAAAATCACTAGCATCTTTGGTAAGACTAACTTCTTCTGGTACCCAGAAGAAACCACGTGCTGTTGTTTCAAAGTCTGCAATCTTTTTATATTTTACTTCTTCAAATCTTTGAATGGTTACGGGACCTTCCGGGTCCAAAAACATTTTTCTATTCAAATAATCTGTCTTAGTGTGTAGGTTGTATTGTTGTTTTGACATTGTTTTTCCTTAAAGCTTACAAGCTTCGCAATCTTCTTCATCCATATCATTAAAGCCACTTGGCAAATCTAATACAGTTTCATCTTGGCTCTTACTACCTGCTTTGTTAATCAAGCTGTAGTAGAATGTCTTTAGTCCCCAATAGTGCGACTGCATCAAGTTCTTAGCAATCAATGTTGTTGGGACTTTACGGTCGGGGAAATGTGCGGGATTATAGAATGTGTTAGTTGATATAGATTGGTCAACATAAGCCGCAATCACTGCCGCTGTCTTTAAGTACCCGTCACAATCTTTCTGTTCCCACATCATTTGATATTTGTGTTTTAACTTATGATATTCAGGTACAACTTGTACAAACGATCCTGCTTTGCTTTCTTTAACTGAGATTAAACTCATTGGCATTTCAATACCATTTGTACTATTAATAACTACTGAACTAGATTCTACAGGAGCAACAGCCATTTGCGTAGCATTACGGACACCGTACTCTTTCATTTGTGTACGTAGTGTTTCCCAATCTAATTCAGGAGCAAAGTTTGTTAATTCGTTAACACCATTGGCACGTAGTTCCCAAGGAAATACACCTTGTCCATAGCGAGTCTTATCACTACCCTCACACTTACCACGTTCTTTAGCAAGTTCTACGCTAGCCTCTGTCAAATAAAATGACAAATGTTCCATCCAAGACTTAAGTTCAGTTAAAGCATCCTTCTCACCGTATTTGAAGTTTCTTTTGGCGTGCCAGTATGCTAAGTTAGTTACACCAATACCCAGTGGACGAATCTCATCGTTACTTAATTTAGATTGGATACTCAAAAAGTCTTGATAGTCCAATATATTATTAAGGCTACGATGTAGAATCCTACAAGCGCGGCGCATATCTTCAGGATTGCGGAATGCACCCCAGTTAATACTTCCGAGCGTACATAAAGCAATACGACCGTCAGGATCATCAAGACGTTTAAAAGATTTAGTAGGAAGAAGAATCTCACAGCATAAGTTACTCTGGTAAATTGTATGATACTCAGGGTCAAATGGACCTTGATTCATTACATTGTCAATGAACACTAGATAGATACGTCCTGTATCAGTGCGCTCTTTCAATATACCTGACTTGAATACTTCTTCAGCACTCATTGTTTTCTTACGTAAGCCTGATTGCTTTTCGTATTTTACATAGAGTTCTTCAAACAATTCTGTATTACTATAGAATGCTTGGTATAAATCAGGAACTTCGTTAGGATCAAAGAATGTTATTTGTTCTTTGTTTTTAAATCGTCTCCAGAAGAAAGCACTAAGCACAACCCCATAATCCATATGACGGACTCGGGTTTCTTCGGTTCCTTGGTTGTTCTTAAGAACAATAAGATCATCAAACTGATGATGCCAAATAGGATAAAAAACAGTAGCACTTGCATTACGAATACCTCCTTGACTGCAACTACGTAAATCGCCAAACCATTTCTTTAAGAATGGTATCATGCCGGTGTGCATAATTTCACCACCACGAATAGGACTACCTAATGGTCGTAGTCTGCCAATCTCTAAGCCAATGCCAGCACGTTTACTAGCATATTTAGCCATCATTTCACCTGAAGCAAATATACTGTCCAAATCATCGTCACTCCTGATAAGTACGCAACTACTAAACTGTTTAGTAGGAGTCCCAAGACCAGCGAGAACAGGAGTAGCAAGAGTGAACAACCCATCACTGGCTGCGTTATAATATTCTTTGATATAACGCATACGGGCATTATTAGGTTCTTCTTTATGAAATACAGTGGCGGCTGCAACCATATATCTAATTTGAGGTGTTTCATAGATTTCTTTTGTTGAACGATTCTTTACTAGATACTTTTCAATCAGTTGTTCAATGGCGGCATAACTATATTGTTCATCCTTAGAATGATCTAACATATCATTCATCTTGTTCCAATCTTCTATCGTATACCAATCTAGTAATTCACTAGTATACAATCCTGTAGCTACATTTTTTTTAACGATTTCATACAAGTGCGGTACTGTGTAACTTCCATATACATCTTTTCTTAACATACTCAATCGTTGCTTACCTGCAACATATTGATAGTTAGTGTGACCTACATCTGGATTTTGTTCTACATCGATTAAATCTACAATAGCACGTAATGTTATTTCATCAATCTGATGGGTGGTTATACCATCATAAAAATGAAGTTGTGATTTTATTTCTATCATTGATGGGCTAACGTCTGCTATCCCTTTACATACTTTTGCTACTTGTGCTTGCCATTTTTCTAAATCTAGTGGCTCTTTACTACCAGAGCGTTTGATAACGTTTATCTTCATGTTCTACCTATTTTTTTAATTATTGTTTGTAAATCTAATTTTTGTACTACTTTAAAATCTTTTAGTTTATTACTTATGACCGTATTAGGCCAGTAATTCAGTATATATTTTGCGTTATCAACTAGGACTAACACAACATCTTCTGCTGTATCATTTCTTGCCAAAACTAATTCTATGTCGTTTACTCCAATTAGATATAGAGTATAACACATTCCTAATGCTCTTGCAACCTCACAGTAAGTATTTTCGGACAAAAGTTCCCAAGGATCAGGCCAATTGTCTATATCTTGCGGGTGTAAATGATGGGTAACCAATGGAGCGTGTTGCCACCATTCATCTATGGTTATACATTGTTGTTCTATGGGTAAACTAGTTACGGATTTCCGTAATTGAAACCAATCTTGAAGCCTCGCTTCATAAGTTGATTGAAAGATATTCATACATCACTACTTATCATTTGTAAGTAGTGAGTATGAATTTGATATTATTAAGCGTAAGTTGCTTGGAATCTTGAACCAGCACTTAATGCAAAGTTACCAGTTACTGTACCAACTGTCGTGTTAGCACCAGTAGTGAATGTGTTACCTAGATGTGTTGCACCTGTACCACCAACTTGACCAGTAGAAACAAGATTACCTGCAGTTACATTACCTGTTACAGTAATTAAACCACCTGTACCCAAATTACCAACGTTAGCATTTGCTGTTACTGATAGTGAAGCTAGTGTGCCAACCGCCGTGATGTTCGTCTGCGATGCAGTAGTTAATGTACCAACTAAGTTAGTAGCACCAATATTACCTACGTTAGCGTTACCACTTACGCTTAATGAACTTAATGTTCCTAAGCTCGTAATGTTTGGTTGAGCCGCTGTTGTTACAGTACCTGCACTTGTAGCTAATGGTACAGTACCTGTTACGTTAGCACCTGTAATTGCAGATAATGCAGAACCGTTACCTGAAACACTTGTAAACACACCTGCGGCCGCACCAACGTTGCCGATGTTTGCGTTACCACTGATACTCAATGAAGTCAATGTACCAACAGTTGTTAAACTAGAACTAACAATTGTTGATTTTAATGTTGTACCTGATAAGTTTGCGGCGTTAGCTGTAATTGCAACGTTAGCGGCAGCACTTAGTTGTCCTTGACCATTAACAGTAAATGTAGCGTTGTAATCTCCGTTACCGTATGCACCTGCTGTTACAGTTGTATTAGCGATACTGAATACACTACCGTTTAATGCTAATCCAGTGCCAGCAGTATAAGTACCTGCACCACTGAACTGTACCCAAACAACTGGACTTGTTCCAACTGTAGTTACTGCATCAGGCATTACCCAACCAGTGTTATCATATACTGTTCCTGCAGTAACGAATGTAAAGTCACCACCTGCCATTTCAGCTGGCGTGTTAAAGTCATCTGCACGTGTTAATACTGTACTACTTGTTCTTACATAGATACCGTTATTTGCAGTAGTTACTTCGTCCTTAACAAGAATACGCATACCATCTGACAATGTAACACCATCAATAGTTGTGTATGATCCTGTTGTAGTTAATGTTGCACCAACACCACTTGTACCGTTATTATATGTAACAGTACCACCTGAGATTGTTGCTAATGTAGTTGTTGTGGCTGCGTTACAACTGTCGTGCGTATGTAGACCTTGGGCTACGTCATCAACGTATTGCTTAGTTGCCGCATCAGTACTTGCTAATGGAGTTGCAACATTAGAGATTATAAAGTTACCAACGTTAACTGTACCAGTACCTGTAGGAGTTAAGTTGATGTTTTGATTAGTACCGGCAGCAGTAATTGAGACACTAGATGTTCTACCAACAATCAAATCTGTTACTACGTTTGCATTAGATATAATATTACCTGCGGCAGTCACTCGACCCGTAGTGATAATATTTGCACCAATAACATTTCCAGTTGCAGATATTACATTTGCTACTAAAAGACTTACAATGTTTGCTGTATTAGCTTTCATTTCACCTAATGACGCATATACATTACCACCACTAATGTCGCCGGTTGCATTTATAGCACCAGCTGTAGAAATATTACCACCGGCTATGTTACCGGTAATATTAAGAAGACCGCTAGCAGAAATATTACCTGCTGAAACATTACCTGCTGTTGTAATACTACCAGCTGTAACATTACCTGTTGCACTTACAAAGCCACCAGTAGAAACATTACCTAATGTAGCAGTACCAGTAGAAGTTATTGTACCACCAGTAGTTACATTACCCAATGTAGCAGTACCAGTAGCACTGATATCACCACCTGTTCTGAGATTTCCACCATCAATATTACCAGTAGCAGTAATTAAGCCGCCTGTGCTTAAGTTTGCACCAGTGATGTTTCCACTAGAAGATATTGCACCACCAGTAATATTACCGCCTGCACTAAGACTAGTAGCCGCAACGTTAGTTACACTTAGTGTAGCATTACCTGCAGTAAATGTGAACGCACTGTTAGCACCAAAATTATTACTATTATTATACTGAACATATGTGTCTAAACCTGCAGGTTCTTGTAAATCCCAAGCATTACCATTTGCATATAGTAGATTGTTTGTTAAAATATTACCGGCTGCTACGTTACCAGTAACAGTTAAACTTGTTAGTGTACCTGTACTTGTAATGTTAGGTTGAGCCGCTGTTGTTACAGTGCCAGCTGTTGTTGCATTACCACTCAATGCACCAGTGAATGTTGTAGCACCTACGTTACCAGCAGAAATATTACCTGTAACAGCTAATATACCAGTCGTCTTGTCAAAAGTAAAACCAGTGTTACCACCTAATGAACCTGCGTCATTAAATTGAATTTGCGTGTTGCTACCACCTGGTGTAGCACTATCATCACCCCAATATACGTGTCCGTTTGCACCAAACGATTTAAGTACTTGACCATTTGCACCATCAGCAATAAAAATATTGCCTACAGCACCTAAATCAACGTTACCAATCGCAACGAAAGAACCGTTGAATGAACCGTATCCCCCGTTACTATTCAGTACGTTGAAGTTACCGTTTGTGTCAACAAATAACGTTGATTTGCCTGCGGGCGGGTTGGGGACATTTGCACTTGCTCTTTGTAGTAAAATCAGCATAATTTTTTCCTATTATATTATATTTATCTCTTTATCATTTAATACTGTAATTTTACAATATTATGGGCTATAATTCAATATTGGGTATGCGCTTAAGATCCAACCACGTGGACTGTTGTAATACACCAATGTTACCGCAGAGTCATTAACTCCCAATACATAAGCATTAGCATCACCTAATATGTTAGAGCCGTTGCCATTAATTGATATTGGGCTTAGATACGCATTTCCCGTACCGTCAATAATTGTCACTTGATCTCCAAAACCAACATTAGCAGATGATGGTAATAAAACTGTTCTTGATACTGTTGTATCTACAATATATGATTTACCAACTTCCATCAGAACATTATTAGATGTAACCGATTCAAACAAGGCTGCAGGATCTGCTGTACCTACTTCAATCAATTCACCATCAATTGTAAAATCACCGTTGATAGTAATTGTGTTTGCAAATAAACCTTGAAAGTTATCATTAACTATGTATGATTCACCGTTAGGAATAAGATAGGGCATAGGTCCTGCACTATTACTAACTGATGTGGGAACAGCAAATGATAATACTCCATTACCATCAGTTTTTAAGAATTCACCGTTTGCACCACCAGTAATAACGATGTTTGCTACGTTACCTAGATTTGCATCGAGACTTACTGTTATAGCATCAGTGGTAATATTGCCAGTAGAATCAATGATAACAATGTTAGCATTTGATCCTACTGCGAATCCACCTAGCGAACTTAAGGGTTTTTGTGCCATTTTTATTCTTTACTAGTTATTAAATTGTTCTAAACTGTGTTGTCCAAACAGTACTGTTAGTACTTGCTGGAGTTACTTGCAATTGAATGTTACTACCGCTCAATGCAACACTTAGATTTCCAGTTGGTGCACCATTAACTAAAACAGTTCCAAATATTGCATAATCTGCAACAGTTGTACCATCTGTAACTGCTTGAACAGTTGCAATAGAGTATTTACCACCAGTTGCATCTACACCTTTAACTAAGAACTCTACACCAGTTATACCAGAAACCGGTACACTTGCAATTACCTGATCTGCTGTAATTGAAGTTGTTGTTGCTGTTCCCCACTGAATATTAGTATTACCCAATTGTACAAAAGTAGAGATGTTTGCAGTGTTAGATTGAACAACACCAGTAGTTATTAAGTTAGCGCCAGTTGTATTACCTGATGCTGATAGATATCCATTAACATTTGCACCGGTGCCTGTAAATGTAACAACGTTTGCATTTCCAGCTATTGAGAATTCAATATTGCCGTTAGCATTTGGAATACTTACATTACTATTACCATTACTGATACTTGATGTGCTGATTGAAACGAATGACAATCCACCTGCACCGTTTGTAGTTATAACTTGACCGTTACTACCACCAGTAATTGTAACATTACCGATTGGACCTAAGTTACTTGTACCAACCATTGACAATGTGCCAATATTTGCTGTACCAGTTGTTGTTATGTTGCCACCAGTTATATTACCTGTAACATTTGCAAATGCACCAATATTTGCATTACCAACAGCTAATAAATCTACAACTACATCGTATGTAAATGTTGATGCGTCAACTAGTTGTCCACCTGTATTAGAGAATGTAACACGGCCATTTGACAAGTTGTTAGAGGTTAAGTTTGCCGCTATTAAGTTAGCAGTAAAGTTACCTTGACCAGTTGTTATTCTGTCCCAGAATGAATCAAACAATAGATTTCCACTGTCAGCCAATCGGCCGTTTGTGTCAGCAAACGTTATTCGTCCGGCTGTTAATGCGTTTGATGTTACGTTACCAGCAACCAAGTTGCTAGTAATGTTTGCAGTATTTGAACTTAGTGCATTGTTAGCAGTAATGTTGTTAGCAGTAAAGTTTCCAGTGAGACTAGAATTACCGTTAACTGATAAGTTACCAACTGATAAATTACCAGTAATGTTACCACCGTTTGCACCAAAGTCATTAGTAATACTTAAATTATTACCACTGATATTACCTGTTGCAGTTAAGGATCCTACGTTTGCTGAGGTTGTAATAGTTAACGTATTACCAGAAACTAAACCATTAGAAGCAATGTTATTGACTAATACATTACCTGTTAAATCAATACTTGTACCAGTTGCCGCACCAATGTTTGGTGTTGTAAACTGTGCATTAGCTTTAACAACAATGTTACCACCGCTGATTTCAGTTGTAATACCATCGATGTTTGCTGTGAATAATGTACCATTTAATGCAATACCGTTTGCCGCTTGATATTGACCAGCACCACTGAATTGTACCCAATCTACTGGGCTTGTACCTACGGTAGTTACAACGTCAGTCATTACCCAACCAGTACTATTATATTGAGTACCGGCAGTAACGAATGTAAAGTCACCTCCTGCCATTTCAGCTGGAGTATCAAAGTCATCTGCTCGGGTTAATACTGTTGAACTTGTGCGAACATATATACCATTATTTGCGGCATTTGCTTCGTTCTTAACAAGTATACGCATACCATCAGACAATGTAACCCCGTCAATAGTAGTATACGATCCAGTTGTTGTCAATGTTGCGCCAACTCCTGATGCGCCATTATCATATGTAACAGTACCACCTGAAAGTGTTGCCAATGTACCTGTTGTGGCAGCATTACAACTATCATGTGTGTGAAGACCTTGAGCAACATCATCAACATACTGTTTAGTTGCCGCATCAGTAGCTGTAGTTGGTAATGCAAGACTTGTGATTCTTACATTACCTACATCGACTGTACCATTACCAAAAGCGTGTAGGTTAATGTTTGTATTACCAGCTTGCTGAGAATAAAGGTCTAATGCACCTGTTTTAGATGTTAGTGTTGTAGAGTACAATGCACCTGCATTAACATTACCATTAGCATCAATATAACCTGTTACGTTTGCACCAAGTTCAGATACAACAATAATGTTAGCAAAACCATTTGCGCTGAAAGCAATATTAGCATTTGAGAATATTTGTATATTCGATGTGCCGTTTGCTAATATACCATACAAGTAATTAGCATTAACAATATTAGCATTTACGTTACCAGAAACATTAGCAAAGTTTGCTGTTACTAAGTTACCTAAATTAGCATTTAATGCTGTTACATTACTACTGAAATTACCATAACCTGTAATGTTAGCACCAGTTGGTGTCAATACTAAGGTTGTATTTGCACCTGATACTAAATCAATATTACCATTATTTGCTATGGATATATTTGATGTTCCGTTTACTAATGTGCCTGTAAAGAAGTTAGCAGTAGCTAAGTTACCCAAATTAGCATTACCAGATGTGATAGTGCCGGCTACGTTTGCTACGTTTGCAAGAATTGTTCCTAAAACGTTAGCATTGTTAGATTGTAAGTTACTTGTAACTTCTAAGAAATTAACAATTGCGTAGTTACCTAAGTTAGCATTACCTGTAATCAAGTTTGCACTAACGTTAGCATATTGTGTTTCTAAGAACTGGGTGATGTTTGCATTACCTGCATACAAGTTACCAGTTATGTTTGCTGAGTTTGCATTAATATTACCAGAAATATTTGCAGTGTTTGCGGCTAATATTCCAAAGTTTGCATAGTTTGCTGTTACTAAGTTACCTAAATTAGCATTTAGTGTAATGATATTGCCAGAAAAGTTTGCTGTATTACCAGAAATTTCTAAGTTAACAGTTAGGTTACTTGTTGTAGTTTCTAATGCATTGATAAAGTTAGCAGTAGCTAGATTACCTAAGTTAGCATTCAATGCAGAAACATTACCACTGAAACTACCAACGTTGCCGTTTAAGTTACCACTGACATTTGCAGTGCCAGTTACATTTAGTGTTTGAGTAGCATAATCAAACGTGAAGTTTGCGCTAGCGCCAAAATTGTTGCTACCGTCATTATATTGAATTTGTGTATTTGAACCGGCTGCTTCTTGCAAATCCCATGGATTACCGTTAGCATATAATAGATTGTCTGTACGAACGTTGCCAGCTTGCATTGTATCTGTAACGTTAACGTTACTTGATACATTGACAAAGTTAGCTGTTGCTAAATTGCCTAAGTTAGCATTTGTAGATATTAAGTTACCGTTAACATTTAAATATCCAACTACGTTTGCGCCATTTGTTGTGACTACTAGAACTGTGTTTCCATCAGCAGTAACATTGACGTTACCGTTTGCTACAGGGATACTTAAATTACTAGTACCATTACTTACGCCTGATGTGTCGATACCAGATAATTGACTACCATTACCAAAAAGATAACTAGCAGTAATGTTACCAGCAACAACTACTTGACCAGAACCGTTTGGGTTAAGATTTACATTTGCATTGGCGCTAGTACCTGCAATATTAGAACCGGTAATTTGAATATTACCAATATCAGTACCGCTTGGTAAGTTTGTTACACCTGTTAAACCAACATATCTGTAACCAACGATGTAAAGAACTTTACCAGCAGTCAATGCCGCAGGGATAGTTTCACCAATGAAGTTTAATACACCAGATTCATAATTGTAATAATATTGACCAGTGCCACCTGAACCATCAGCAAAGATTTGTGTACCTGTAACCGTTGGGTTAGCAACACCACTATCATCAACCCATACTTGAACTACATAAGTTGCACCAAATTCTTGTGGAATCCAGTTAGTTAATTGTGTTTCCCAAGTTGGATATATACCATCTACTGGTACTGTTGTATTATCTGCAATAGTTTCTACTGCACTTGCGCCAACATATGCTTGAACAATGTTGGCTACTGCGGCTGCTGGATTGGGAATTGCATCCGCTTGTGTCCAGGCAGTGTCACCGCGATTTAATGCGGGACTAGGGATTGATTCGTTACTAGGACTTTTATTTTGTGCAGTGTCAGTTTTAGTGACACCGAACGCTTGTTTATATAATAGGTCAACGATTTGTGCTTGTGATACGGCCATGATTAGTTACTCGCAGTTTGTAATGATAATGCAGTCACCGATTGACCGCTTGTTAATGCTATACGGATATAAATTTCGTTATCTGGTGTACTTGAACTACTTACAGTACCAAATGTTGCAGTAACAGATTTATTAGTTTGTGCTGAATTTAATGGTGCAACACCACCTAATGCACATCCATCTGATCCGTTACCACCTGAGCCAATGTTTTGACCAGGAGCACCTGAACCTGCATATGCAACACTCATATCTATCCAGCCGTTAGCGCCAGATGTTGAGTCGATGATACTTCCTGGTAATGCTACCCACATACCTGCAACTGTACCAGTCCATTTAACGTCAAATTTAGATACAGATGTTCTAACAACCTTGAACGTAAAGTACTGAGTACCAGCACGACCTGAACTTAAGTTAGGTCCAACTGGTAAATAACCAGTTGAGTAATTAGTTTGGTCGTGTTTCAATATATTTGCAACTACTGTTGCATCGTATGCTTCTAATGTACTTGATTGGCTGTTGAAGTTTGCTTCACTACCGGTAAACGTTGGAGTGTTTCCTGATCCTGGATTATCAATTCTAACTGCTAATCCACTACCACTACCAACAGTTGAACCAATGAATACGTTTGCTTCTTCAATTCTAGTAGCACTACTTACAGTACCTGTTTTGTACAACACGTTTGCTCCAGGACTAAATGCTTGTGTTCCGGTAGCGTAACTGTTAAGTGCGCTTAATGATGGACCACTTGAGCTTGCGCCAAATCCAGAAATAATAGTTGAGTTTGTATTAGCAGTTAAGCTACCAGAAGCAACATATAAGTTCTGTGCTAATGGAGTGCCAACGCCTGCTGTTGTGTATGTTAAGCTTGTTGGAGTACCAAATGCACCACCTGCTACACCAGTAACAAATGTATCACTTACTGGGTACATATTACCTGATAAACGATTTACGTTAAATGCTAAGTTGAATGCATTTGTGTTATCATAGTGAGGAACTGTACTTGAATAAGCATAGCTTGGTGAACCCGGGGCACTAATACTTGTTGAGCTAAATTGTGGTGTGCCTGGACTACTTGAGTCATAGAACCAATAAGGAATATTAGTATTTGTTGCGGCACTATCAGCAATATATACTTCGTTCCAACCCTGAGTTACTGTTCCACTAGCTCTAGCAGAGAATACACTCCAGAAGCCAGCAGGAATATTTGCGTTAGCAACGTTGTAATCATAGTTATTAAATATGACCAAATTACTATAAGTTCCGTTACCGTCAAGATTTGCAGTTAGTGTTCTAGAACCTGCAAGTGTACCGTTTAGATAGGTAGCGATTGTGCCACTATCTCCAGGACCCACTGTACTAATATTTGATGTTGTATAACCACTTGCTCTTAATACGCTTGATACTGTTGTACCACCAGCTACACCTTTGTTTGCACCTGATGTATTATCAGTCTGCGTGTAGTTAGCCATACGAAATGATGATAAACTTCCAATACTTAATGTTTGTCCACCCGGGAAACTTGCCGGAGAACTAGGAACTAATTTGCCTAAAACATTGTTCAATAATGCAATAGCATTTGATACTGATGAACTATTTGTTAGTGTTACTGCATTACTTACTAGATTACCTTGAGTTGGATCACCCATTTCAATAGCAGTTGCACCACCTGATGTATTTGCAATAACAACTACGCCAGTACCATTTGGCTCTAATACTAAATTAGCATTACTTGCTGTTGCAATGACACCGTCTTCAATCGTGGCATTACCTGTAGTAGTAAAATTTCCATCAACTGTTGCACCAGTGTTAGCAACAACAAATACGTTTGCTTGTCCAGCTACACCAAATAATATATTGCCGTCTACTGAAGGGATACTGATATTTGAAGTACCGTTGCTAATACCAGATGTGTTTAATCCTGTTAACTGACTACCATTACCAATAAAATAGTTACCAGTTACATTTCCAGTTGCACTAACTTGTCCGGCTGTTGTAATATTTCCACCAGAAACATTACTTGTAGCAGATACAATACCACCTGTGAATAAATTAGCACCAGTAATGTTACCTGTTGCTGTAATTATTGCTGTACCAATGTTTCCTATGTTTGCATTACTTGATATGTTTGCAAAGCCAACTGTCAATAAGTTACCAGCATCTACGTTACCTGCAACTAAGTTACCAGTTAAGTTACCACTAACACCGTAAAATCCAGTAGCACCAATATTGCCGACGTTGGCATTACCTGATACACTTAAATTACCTGTAACATTTGCACCTGTACCACTTACGACCAGTACATTTGCGTTACCAGTTGATGATATTTCTATGGCACCATTAGCTACAATAACTATATTAGAGTTACCATTAATAAAGTTACCAGTAAAATTGTTTGATAACGTTAAGTTTCCTAAATTAGCATTTAGGGCAGTTAAATTACCGGAAAAATTAGCAGTATTACCTGAAACGTTACCGGTATTACTGATGATGACGGTTGGGGTTTCACCTACAGAGAAACCGCTTACCGAATTAAATGGTTGTAGTGCCATGTTATTATCCTTGTTATATTATATTTATCATTTGGGTCAAATATCATATGATTGAATAGATATTTTGTGTACTATATTATTGTTCGTTGTCGGAGTGACATACAGAACAAATTGCGGTGTTACAGAAATATTACCCGGCAAATAAGCCATTGAATAGTACCCTGTAGCACCATTGACAGCTAATGTGCTGTATTCATTGTATTGGTAAGCTTCTCCTAAAAAGATTGAAGATATTTTACTTACCTGTCGTGTGTTTGCTGTTGTGTCAGTTGCAATGATTGTAAAATCTGCACCTGATATTGTATCCGCTTCAATAGCATACAACTCTTGTGTTGCATTACTACTTGTTATCGCAAAGAATACATTAGAGCGAGAGAAAGCATAAATGCCTGATCCCAATGTTAATGCATTCGCAATTAAATTACCAGCGACCTGAACGTTGTTAGTATTTTCATTGAATGTAAAGAAAGAACTACCATTAAACACGCCTTGGTCATTGTATTGTATTTGTGTGTTGCTACCGCCTGGTGTGCCATTGCCACCTCCACCTCCACCTGCTGTCCAACTCAAGTTTCCTGCACCATCGGTTGATAGTACATACCCATTCGTTCCACCTTGAATGTGTAAATTAGATACTGAACCTAAATTTACATTTGGAGACATTGTTGCATTAATGTTACTTGATGCTGTTAATACTCCGGTAATATTGGTTGTGTATAAATTTGCAGTAGTGTTGACTGTTAATACGTTTGAAATAGAAACAGTGGTTGTATTAATAGTAGGTACAGCTAATACATAACTGAAGGGATTAAATGTGAAGTTAGCACTTGCACCAAAGACACCATTATCATTAAACTGAACTTCAGTTGTATTACCACCTGGTGTTCCATTACCACCACCGCCTCCTACAGCCCAACTTAAATTACCTGCACCATCAGTACGTAAAAAATATCCTGCTACACCACCACTAATATGGATATTAGCTACAGTTCCTAATGTTACGTTTGGTGCGGATGTAAAGTTTACATTACCAAGAGAAGTAATAGTACCAGTATTAGTTACGGTAATTGCACCTGATAAGTTAGTAGTTCCGGTTATGTTAGCATTTAATGCATTAAAGAATTGATTTGCGGTAACATTAGCACCAATGATATTAGCCGATGCTGTTACATTACCTAAAATATCTACATTAAGTAATGTACCAACACTTGTAATATTTGGTTGACTACTTACAGTAACATTACCAGCAAAGTTTGCAAAGTTAGCTAACGGACTGTAATTTGCATTGCCGACACCGGTTAAGAATGCACCATTACCAAAATAGAAATTAGCGGTAGCACTGTTTCCTAAATTAGCATTACCTGTTGTTATATTTCCAGTAACACTTAAATTAGCTAATGTACCAACTGAAGTAATGTTTGGTTGGGCATTTGTTGTAACTGTCCCTGCTGTATTTGCATTACCGTAAAATCTACCAGTAAAGAAGTTTGCAACAGCACTGTTTCCTAAATTAGCATTACCTGCTGTAACATTGCCTGCAACACTTAAACTAACTAATGTACCAACACTTGTAATATTTGGTTGACTACTTACAGTAACATTACCAGCAAAGTTTGCAAAGTTTGCAGTTGTAGCTGTTATACCAGTTAACTGACTACCATTACCTATTAAATAATTTGCTGTGATATTGCCATTGGCATTTATGCTAGCAATGGTTATGTTACCAGTACCAATAAAATTATTAGATACAATATTACCGGATACAGATAAAATATTGTTTATGCTATTATAGGTAAATCCAGCATCGCCACCAAAGTTTCCAGCGTTGTTATATTGAACCTGGGTGTTAGAGCCACCTGGACTGCCATTGCCACCACCACCATTGCCACCTGGCGCCCAAGTTAATCTGCCTTCACCATCTGTTTGTAAAAAGTATCCGTTCTCACCACCAGTAATAATAATATTACCAGTTGGGCCTAAGTTTGTTATACCGGTGACAGTTAAACCGTTTAGGGTGGCTATGCCGTTATCATCTATAACTACTATTGGTGGTATGCCTACTGATAATCCACCAACTAAACCAAAAGGTTCAAATGCCATTGTTCATCCTAAATTTATGTGATATATTATTTATCAATAAATCTGAATGAATACCATAGAAAAAAACACCCAGGTGTGCTTTTTTATTAAATAGTTGATGCTTATACGACAGCCAAACAGACCCTTATGTGAACATTGTAATGTATCGTTAGCTAAATCAAATGGTGTGAGTAAGCACGGCTTTACTAAGTGGCACAAGTACTGTGTTGACTGTGCTAAGGGTGCATATAACAGCAAGTTTGGTTACTTACTGCACAAGAAAGATAAGTGTGAGAAGTGTGGTTTTGTTCCAGAAGACAAATGCCAACTTGATGTTATCTATAAAGATGATAACAAGAAGAATAAAGATAAACGTAATCTAAAAACATTATGTGCCAACTGTAATAGATTGTATCAAAAGAAATTAAAAGAAAAACGTAAGAGTATTTTAGATATCACAAGTGACACTGACTACACCCTTTAATAGCTTTTTTCTTCAACAATCGTACTACCCACAAGTTCATTGATTTGTTTTTTAAGACTGGCACGCAAATCGTTTTTAAGATAGACTTGTCTTGCTGTTTCAATGAATTTATTATCAAATCTTTGATTCTTTTCACATTCTCGTTTATAGTTCTCAATGTGCCATAACTCTAAGTTAACACCATAAAGATTAGATTGTAGTGAATCAACATCTATATCAAGACTATCTTTAAGTTCTTCCAATGATTGCAATTCTTTTTCAATGTTGAATAGCTTATCAACGTCCTTGATAAGATTTGATTTGATTTTCAGAATAGTAATTTTGTCAATCAGTTCACCAACTGATATTGGAGCAAGTACAATCATACGTTTATATAGTACGTATTTTAGCTAGTCTAAAAAATTTAAAAATTGATAACCACATATAACCCATATCAAATTCAAACCAACGACGGCTTAGTTTAGGATTAGCAGGTTCTAAATGATGGTTGTTGTGTAATTCTTCGCCACCTATTATTATTCCCCAAGGAACAATATTACGACTATGGTCTTTGGTTTCACCATTGCGATAACCTATCCAATGACCTATACCATTAATGACTCCGGCCGCCCAGAACGGGATCCATATCATTTGTATAGCCCAAATTAGTATACCCCACCAAGAAAAACAAAGTAAATTTATAAGCAATAGTAAAGCAATTCCTAAACGACTGTGCTTAGTATATACATTACGTTCTATCCAATCATCAGGTGTTCCTACACCATATGAGTCTACCATTGTTTTATCTTTACTAGCAGTATGATATAACAATGCACCTTTGAATAATACATTGTATATGCCATATACGTGAGGAGTATGAGGGTCACCCTCTTTATCACTGTATCTATGATGTTTGCGATGTATAGCTACCCATTGTTTAGTAACCATACCAGTTGTAACCCATAACCAAAAACGCATAAAGTGACTTAGTATAGGATTGAACTCAATTGATTTATGTGCTTGGCCTCTATGTAAGAACAGCGTGACGCATACTATAGTGATGTGTGTAACTATTAAAGTATATAATATTTCATTCATTAGATATTTATGCCCAACAAAAAAGCACTCCGAAGAGTGCTTGATTGTAACTTCCCATCCCGAGGGTTGTAAGTTTGATTCCGATTTATTGGAATGTAAGATTTTGAACTGCGATTTCACCAACGTAATCAGCCGCATTACCAAAAGATGATGCAGTGTTAGTTAATTCGATGTAACCATAACGTGTCATAAATGATACGACTGGTTCGAATGTTGATGGATCTAGAACAACACCACTGCTCATCAATGGAATGTATGGGCAATAGAATGCTGCCGCGTCAGTTTCGCTAGAACCCTTGTAACCAACCAATACTGGTGTAGTATCAGGAGCATAAGAGTCAACGAACACACGCATAGCGCCGTTCAATGTACCAACGAACTTAGTGTTAGTTGGAGCTTCGAATGTACCTTCTGTTGTACGAGCAAACGCTGAAGTAGTTGCAGATTGCAATACTGTTAATGCGGCGCTAGAAACAACAGCCCAGTTACCTGCGCCACGACGTGTACGTTGGGCGATCAAGTTAGCAACACGGTTGATTAGAACGGCTAAGGCAGCGTGTTCGTCACCAACGTAAGTAGCTGTACCTGATACAGTAGCTTGGTTGTATGTATACTCTGTAGATGCTAATGTACGCAATGACAATAGAATCTCTTGGTCAATCTCAGCAGTAATCTCTTGTGCAAGAGCTGCCATGATTTCTGCTTCTACGTCAATACCATGTTGAGACTGAGCATCTTGTGCTGCCTCAAATGTCCAACGTGCTTGCAATTTACGTGACTTAGCTTCAACAGCTTGACGCAAGATTTGAACAGAAATCTGACGACCTCCGTTACCTTCAAGAGCCGCAGTGTTGTTACCTGTGTAACCTGTTGCAGTTGCATCGTTAGATGGCTGACGTGAATATGCTTGAGCAATAGTGAATGGGCTCAACGCTTCTTGACCAGCAGTAACGCTAGTTTGAGCGGCAGAGTTGTCCACTAAGTTTTGTGCATAACGTACACGTAGTGTATGGATCTGACCAACTGGGCCAGTCATTGGCTGAACGCCAACCAACTCGTTAGCAATAACAGTTGGCATAACACGACGGATAACTGGTAGAATAACACGGTTTAATGTAGCGATGTTACCAGCTGTAGTTGTACCTGCTGAAGATTCAGCAAGTAGTTGTTTCTTAGTATTTTCTAAGATAACACCCATAGTTGAGCGGCGAGTGCCCTTTAAGCCTTCTAACAGAGCTTCCTTGGTCTCGTCCCAACGGCTTTCTAATAGAACTTTTGACATTTATATTTCTCCTAATCTATGTCTTTTTAATTAAAGCCCTGCCAGACGCTTGATATCGATAACGTTGTCACGTTGTTCCATATCAACTTCTTGTTTGGCAGCTTTATCCCCTGTAACTTCACTAATCATCTTTGACTCTGCTAAGTTAGTCTTTACAGACTTCTTAACGGTGCCAGTGTTTAGTACGGCTGGTAGATACTTATCGAAAGTAGCTTGCAGTTTACCTGTTTGCACACTCTCTAGTAAGTTCTGCATTACTGTTGCTTTTTCCTCATTAAGAGTAGAAAGTAACTCAGTCATGGTCTTCTCACGAAGGTTAGACTCTTTAATAATACGAACTTCACGTTCTTTTGATTCAACTAACTTTTTAGTGTTGTTGATTTGTGTAATGGATTCTGCTAATTGACGATCTTTATCTTCTAATTTTTGCATTAGTTTTCTTGTCTCAGCTTTGTCATTTAAATGAGTAACTGAGAATTCACCTGCAAAACTTTCGAAAATTCTACGACCAAAACTGTTTTCTTTTGCAATTTTGATATCTTCTTTCAATTGGCCTAATTCACCCTTTAACTGTCCTGCTACAGCAACAGACAACTTCTTAGCACTTTCAGCAACAAAACGTGCTTTAAGTTTTTCTAATTGTTGACGACCTTCTGCAACTAACTTGACCTTAGCTTCAACAACTGCCTGTTTATCTTGAGAGAACTCTTTGATTTCGCGGGCTAGTGCGTGAACAATAAATTGTTCTAGCTTTTGTTGACTTTCTTTAGCGATAATACGGTCTGAACGTAGTTCTTTGATTTCTTCAGCTAGTTTAGTAACCATAAAATCATTGAATTTTGTAGCAGATTCACGTAGTTTCATTTGTGCTTTCACACGGTCTTCGTTCATTGCTTGCTTCTCAGAGTGAAATTCTTCAATTTCTTCTGATAGGCTTTCTGTAACCATCTTGTCAAGGGCTTCTACCATCACGCTTCTGTCATGTTCATAACGTTGTGCGAATTCTTCGTGTAATTCTGCACGAACTTGTTGGCGAGCCTCATTCAATTTAGATTCCCAGGCCTCATTTAACTGAGCCCCTACATCTTCATTGATAAGTCCACTGTCAAGTAATGGCTTGATAGCATCAAACATGCTTATTCCCCTTTGTTAATTTTGAGATCCTTGATAAGGCGCATTACTTCCTCTTTCAAGTACTTCTCTACTTTCTTGTCGCCTCTTGCGTCCTTTGCAATATCCAACAATTTATGACCATGACGCATATTCATCATACCTTCATAGATTGCCTTAGGATACGCATTTGGTGCGCTAGGTTGTGCAACAATATCCACGGTGACTATTTCAAAGTCACTTACTTTGCCGTTCATGTCGTCAACGTTTCCGCTTCCACGACTTGATACGCCGAGTTTCACACCACTCTCCAACATAGTTTTAACTAATTCACCCATTGGAGTTGGTAAAATCTTTAATTTGCCGAAGCCATTAGCTCCGTCCATCCACATACTTGTTATCATATGTGACACACGGTCTAAATTAATCTTTAAATCATCTGGGTGATCTACTTCACCTAATACTGAGTAGCCTTCTGTGATTTGCTCATTTAGAGTTTGTACAGCGGTTTCAATCTCAGAAACAGGGTAAACACGCTCATTAGCGTTCTTTACCCCGCCCTGGATGAAGATGCCCTTCATATAAAGGTTCTTCTTGTCGCCTTCACTGACAGACTCAACCACCATACCTGCGCGGTCAAATGTCAAGTGCTCTTTAAGATAAGCCATTTTCTCTCAGATTCCTTAAATGCGTCTTTTAGCAGGAGTTCTACGTGACTCAGCTACTGGACTACGAACTTTACCTGCTTCGTCTTTAGTGACTGGCTTTGGTGCTGATTCTAAGTCTGCATTGTTTTGTGCTGGAGCGTTCTTCCACTTGTTAGCATCTTTTACAGATGATTCACCTTTAGTGTAAGCATTGCTCGGGCCTTTTGGTCCTGTTGGAACTGATTCACTTGAACCACTGAACTTAACTGGTCTAGAATCCATTCCAGCTTGACCGCTGTTTGCATCAACTGTGCTCTTATTTTGAACACCGTTGTCACCGTGAGTTACAGAAACTTTCTTTAATGTGATAGCTTCCATCATTGCATCTTCTTCATCACGTGCGCCTTCTAGGTCTTTAGTGAAGTCATCACCGGCTTCTTCTGCTTCGTCATCAAACTCAGCGTCACTCTCGTCACCGTCAACTTCTTCATCATCACCTGCCATGATATCTTCAAACTCAGCCATTAATTGGTCAAGCTTGTCTTCCAAATCAACAACACGGTCTTCTAGACCTTCTTCGCCATCCATGTCATCTTCGCCATCTTCAATGTCGATTACTTCATCTTCATCAGAATCAAACTCTAAGTCATCATCTTCACCTTCGGCCATGCCTTGTTCTTCAACATCGATCTCATCAAGTAGATCACCTACTTGACCGCCCATGCCTTCACCCATTTCATCATCCATCATTCCTTCATAGATTTCGCGGCTTTTCTCAACTACGATATCGTGAAATAATGCACGTGCTTGTTCTTCATTCTCATTGATAATCAAATCAATCAGTTGTTCAAATTTTTTGTTGTCCATTGTGGTCTCCTGAATTAAAATGGCTTTGTAGAGTTATTTAGTGGGTATCAAAAAAAACAGCACAATAAGTGCTGTTTTTTTACGTTTTTAGTTAGAATATTACTATTCATTATATTGAAGGGGCACCTTCTGCTTTAGGTGCATATTGTTGATGTATCTTTTTAAGATAATTGACCTTTTCATAATTACGTACATCATTCATCTTACGTAATTTACGTATTTGTTTTAATGTAAGTTTCGTCTTACGGCTTTCTCTCCACTTTGGTTTACTGTTATCAGCACTTACGTCTTGATAACCTGCTGTGGCTGGATCAAACATTTCAAATAATTTCATACAGTTATTTATCTTATTACATTCCCGTACCGCCGGGTGCTGGCATATTCTGTCCCGGTTGTGCTTGTCCTGGCTGCGGTACTTGACCTGCGGCATCTAATGAAGGATCCATTGGCATTGCTTCTGCGGCAGTAGCATCCTCACCCGCTTGCATATCAGTTTCAATGTCACCTACTGATACACCAATACCACGTAAATCACTACCTTCAGGCTGAATATCAATTTCTTTGTCGTTTTCTTCACGCCACATTTTTTCATTTTTAGCGATTTCTTCTTCAGTTAATCCTAAGAATCGCTCCATAGCAAAACGCTTACTGATATATGGATAAGCTTCAACCGCAGTAAATGAACCCATACGTGCTGTATCTAACTCACTTTGACGATAAGCCGCAAAGTTTTGTGGTGGATTAAACGTTAAGTTAAACAGTCCACTGTCAATATTCAGTCCTCTCCAACGTAAGAACAACTTGAATTCTTCATCAAGCTTTCTAACCATATAGTTTTGTAATCGTTCGCAATATTGATTGAAACGGAACTCTTGAATCATAGCTGTGCCAACACGACCATCACTCATAGGAGTAACGTTATCGTCTGGGCCAGTAGGTAAATAGCTACTTGGAACACGTAGTCCACGTGCTAATCTGTTATTGAAGTAACGTAAGTCATCAATCTCACCCAAATTCTGACCACCGGGTAATAAATCAACACTACTTCCACGACCATCAGCAGTAACTGGGAAGAAGTAATCTTCATTCATACTTAATGGATTATATGTAGCATCAACCATACTACCACCACCGTGTGTACTTGGAATACGTCTTTGGTGAA